AAGGCCTGTTCGACACCGCCACTGCGACGGATGCACTGGCTAAGTCGATGGGCAAGTTATTGCCCGGAGAGACGGCTACAGCGCTGGATTCACCAGCCAAGACGTTCGGTAAGTTCTTGACGTCCACTGCAACGGTTACAGACGATCTGGATGGCGAGGCAACGACTGAGGACGACCAAGAGATTCAGTTCTTCAAAGTCCTGAATCACACGACCTCAGCGGCCGATACAAAGACGTTGACAGTGAGCTTGGCAAAGGCTGACACCACCAACGCATCGGATGCCGGGTCTTTGCGTAGCCAGAACTACTGCGACTTCACCTACTTCGCCGAAGACTACGTCGGCCAATCACGAACCTTCTGAGAGGGAAACATGATCAACGATCAACTGAAATTCACAGGCGAAGTCAAGCTCGTTCTTCGCGACAAAGACGGCAACGTCAAGGACACGCGCGAGGTCAAGAACCTCGTAGTCCGTACGGGCCTTGCTTTCATCGCCAGTCGGATGGTGAACACCTCGAAGGCAGTCATGTCGCACATGGCTCTGGGGTCGTCCAGCACGGCAGCAAGTGCTGAGCAGACCGATCTGGTGAGTATGCTTGGCTCGCGTGAGGCTCTCGATAGCACGACGATCACGGGCACCTACAACGAGAAGGTCCAGTACGTCGCCACGTTTGAGGCAGGTGATGCAACCGGCGCGGTGGTTGAGGCCGGTATTTTTAACGCATCGACAGGCGGCGATATGCTATGCCGAACTGTGTTCTCAGTTGTGAATAAAGCAGCCGACGATACGCTCGCGATCACCTGGACAATCACGCTCGCCGCTGCTTAATTGTTTTGACCGAGTTTTGAGGTAGTGAAATGACTACGATTGTTACGAGAGCGGGAAAAGGATCACCTCTAACGAATACAGAGGTTGACAATAATTTTACGAATCTCAACACGGATAAACTCGAACTCGGTCAGACATTCTCTTCAGGAACGGCTAATGCACTGCTGTTCCTAAACGCTTCTAAAGTAGCATCTAGCGGAACGTCTGTCGGATCTGACATGACGTTCAACGGTGTTTTGGTAGGCCGTGGTGGTGGTGCTGTGTCCACCAACACTGCGGTGGGTGCGAGTGCGTTGGCGGCGAATACGACTGGCAATAATGGTACTGCTGTTGGATTTGACGCGCTGAAGTTGAACACGACCGGGGTAGTCAATACCGCTTTAGGCGCAAACTCGTTGGCGGCAAATACGACGGGTTCTCAAAACACCGCTGTCGGTGATGGAGCGCTTCAATCGAACACCACCGCCTCTTTCAACACTGCCGTTGGCCGTGACGCGATGGAGGCCAATACAACGGGGGCAAATAATACCGCCCTCGGTTGGCAAGCCCTCCTTTCCAACACCACCGCCTCTAGCAACACCGCTGTTGGATATCAGTCTTTGTACTCGTACACCAGTGGCTCTGGTGGCACGGTTGCTCTTGGATACCAAGCCGGTTACTCAACAAATGCTGCTTATGGGACGTTTATTGGGCAGACTGCCGGATATTCGTCTACGGGCGCAAATAATACGCATGTTGGTTTCCAAGCGGGTTACTACACCACAACTGGAACCAACAACACCTCGCTCGGATGGTCTGCGTTGCAAAGCGGAGCATCTGGATCTACTGGCGCATCGAATACCGCTATTGGTTCTCAAGCCCTCTACTCCAACACCACCGCCTCCAACAACACGGCTGTTGGCTACCAAGCAGGGTATGCAAACGTAACAGGAGGGGTTAATTCATTTTTTGGTAGGCTTGCCGGTTTTTCGAATACAGCTAGTGGAAACAACTTTTTTGGTAGCTATGTTGGTTACGCAAATACTAGCGGCACTGAGAATGTAGCTTTTGGCGGCTCAAGTGCAAGCGGTTCTGCTTTGCAAGCTAATACGACAGGTTCTTACAATACCGCAATCGGTAATGCTGCTCTTCAAGCCAACACTACCGCCTCCAACAACACCGCTGTGGGGTATCAGGCGGGGTATAGTAATCAAACTGGCGCGCAAAACACCTTTATTGGTCGCGGCGCTGGCTACAAGGTAACTGTTAGCGAAAACGTGCTGATTGGCGATGTTGCCGGTTACAACGTCACGACTGGTGTTCAGAATACGGCTGTTGGCATTGCGGCACTTGGCTATAACTCATCTACAGGGGTTACAACCGGAAGCGGCAATATTGCGCTTGGTCAATATTCTTTGACGGCACTTCAAAGCGGTGCTAGTAATACTGCGCTTGGTTACGATGCACTCCGCTCCAACACCACCGCCTCCAACAACACTGCTGTTGGTTATCAGGCCGCGTATACAGTCTCTGCAAATAACGGCGTTACCGCAATTGGATACCGAGCTGCTTATGCTAACACTTCCGGCAATATTACGGCGGTTGGTTCTAATGCTTTGTTGGCTAATACTTCCGGCATTTCAAACACGGCAGTTGGTGTTAATGCGCTTCTTGCCAATACGACAGGTTCCCGTAATGTTGCGCTAGGCTTATCTGCACTAGAAGCTAATACTACCGGCTCCGATAATGTGGCTATCGGTGGTAATGATGCGCTAGCAGCAAACACGACGGGTGTAGCAAATGTAGCTATCGGTCAACAGGCCCTTAAAGCCAATACTACAGGATATTACAATGTAGCTATTGGCTCTTATTACGATTCGGGTGGCACATCGGCTCTTTTTAGTAATACTACAGGGACGACAAATATTGCCGTAGGGTCTGCGGCAATGAGGGACAATACTACGGGTAGTGAAAATGTAGCGATTGGTTACGCCGCACTACGCCTTAATACTACGGCAGGGAGAAACAGTGCGTTCGGGACATCTGCGTTAGAAAACAACACGACGGGTTCATACAACACCGCTGTTGGTTACTACGCACTCAACTCCAACACCGCCGCCTCCAACAACACTGCTGTTGGTTATCAGGCTGGGTATAGCAATACGACAGGCACAGGCAATACATTTTTAGGCTATCAAGCCGGTTATGGGGTAACGACAAGTAACGGACAGGTGTTTATTGGTCAAGGTGCGGGCGCGGCAAAAACAACAGGAGGCAATAATACTTTTGTTGGGACAAGTGCGGGTGGATCAGCAACTACCGGTACCGGCAACACATTTGTCGGTGTAAACGACAGCACCAATGGTGCCGGATACGCAGTAACCACCGGCTCCAAAAACACCATCCTCGGCGGCTACACCGGCAACCAAGGCGGCCTCGACATCCGCACTCTCAGCAACTACATCGTGCTGTCGGATGGGGATGGGAATCCGAGGCTGATTGGGGATGCGGCAGGCAATTTCGGCGTGGGGATATCACCCAGTCCGTGGAATTCGGTAATGAGGGCCATTCAGCTTGGCTCTGGAGGATCTCTTTTTAACTGGACTGGAAGCTCCGCCACAATTAGTTTGGGCGCTAATGTATACGATGTTGGTAGTGGTGTTCAGCGGTATGTACTTACAGCAGGAGCAGCGACGTTTGATGTAAACAACGGTTCTTTTGGTTGGCGTATTGCTGGTTCCGGCACGGCTGGAACAAACATCTCCTTTACCGATGCAATGGTTCTGGATGTTAATAAGAATTTGTTGACTGGTGGGAAAACATCCGCTACGGCAAACGGTGGCGATGTTCAAGTCTCCAAGGGCATCACATTCCCCGCCACCCAGAGTGCATCGTCCGACGCCAACACGCTGGATGATTACGAGCGTGGGAGCTGGACGCCGACCTACTATGGCTCAACATCGGCAGGAACTACAACCTATACGGGCCAGATTGGGGAATATGTAAAAATTGGTCGCCTAGTTACTGTAAGTTTTACTTTGGGGGTTTCTAACGCCACTGGGACAGGCGACATTCGGATTGGTGGTTTGCCGTTTACTTCAAATAGCATTCTTGGCACTGTTGGATCTGTTATGGCAGATAGTCTTACATGGTCAGGGGATTATCTTTCGTCCTATGTTGATGGTGGTGGAACGGTTATTCGTATATACAGAACCACAGCAAACGCTGGTATAAATGACACTGCAATTGATACATCTTGCACTCTGTACGGAACAATTACTTATCAAGTATGAAAACCTGTCCCCACTGCCAGCAAGAAAAGCCTTTAGACCAGTTTTACAAACGGTCTGATCGTGATTCATACCATTCGTGGTGCAAATCCTGCAAGCACGAGTCAGGCAAGCGTTGGGTTGCAAAAAACAAAGACCGGCACGGCGAACTGACTCGTTCTTGGTACGCCAAAAACCGTGAGCAACACCTTGCGAATTCAAAGGCGTACTACGAGGCAAACAAGGAGAACTACCTTGAATACTTCTACGCAAGGCAGGAACGAACCAAACGGGCAACGCCACCTTGGGTAGATCGCAAGGAGATTCGGGCCTTCTACGCTGAAGCACAGCGCCTAAGCGCAGAGACAGGCGTTCAGTATGATGTTGATCATATCGTGCCGTTAAGAGGCAAAACAGTCTGCGGTCTTCATGTGCCGTGGAATCTTCAAGTAATACCGTCGAGCGACAACAAACGCAAGGCGGCTAAGTTGACGGAGGTTATTCGTGGCACAGTTTGAAGAAGTAACCCGCATCAGCGAGTTCAACATCCAGCCCAACGGCTGCATCGGAGTCCGCAAAACCACCGATGTCCTGAAGGACGGTGTTGTCATCTCGTCAACCTACTGGCGTTGCGTCCTTGCGCCCAACGACCCGCAGGCTGCTACGGTTCTTGACGAGCCGTACTACCTCAACATCGCCAACTACGCTTGGAGCCAGCCGTCGCCCCAGCCGTATGATCCCAATCCCCCAACCCCCGGAGTATGACCATGACCGACATCATCGACACCCCCTCCGCCGAAGAGATCGCGCGCCACTACAGCGCCGCCATGGACTCGGTAAACCTCCTGAACGCTGGCAAGCCCGAAGGCATGACCGATGCCGACTGGGCAGACTGTGTGGCCCGGAACGTCGCTCACCTTGAGATCATGGTTGCAAAACCGTGGATGTCCGGGCAAGATTTGTCTCCGCTGCAAGATGCAATCGCAGCGAACTCGTAAACCCACAAAAGGACCACTCACATGAACGAAGTCAACATCTCCCTGACCGTAGACGAACTGAACGGCGTGCTGGCTGCGCTGGGCAAGTTGCCTCTTGAGGCTGTGATCGGACTCTTCTCCAAGATCCGCGCGCAGGCTGAAACACAACTGGCTCAAGCCCAACCTCAGCCCGAGCCGCAACCTCAAGCTGAGTAATCATGATTGAAGTCGCCGTCGTACTCGCCACTGCGCAAGCTGCCGTCGCAGGTATCAAGCAAGCGATTCAAGTCGGTCGCGAAGCGCACGAGTGCCTCGGCGATTTCATGAGGTTGTTCGATGCGCAAGACCAATTACACAGAGCATCGTTAGAAGAAAAAGCAAAGCAGAAGCCCGCCGAGCAACAACAATCGGCAATGTCCGAGGCTCTTGAGACCGTCATCGCGGCCAAGAAGGTCCGTGAGATGATGCAGGAATTGCGGCAGTTCCTCATCTGGTCGGGTCAAGCCGATGTTTGGGATGACATCCAGCGCGAGCACAACGCAGTCGTGCAGAAGCGTAAAGCCGCTGAACTGGCCGCTCAGCGAGAGCGCGAGCGACTGGCCAAGCAAAAGAAGGAAAGAGCATTGATCGCTGTCGTGGTCGGTACCGGCGGCATCATCCTCTTCCATCTCGTCAACTACATCATCGACGCATGGCCTGGACGGTGAAGTTTCTGGTCGCGGTCATCGCGGTCATCGTGGTGCTGATGTTCGTATTGGCAGGGGTCTCAACATGAAGATGAGCACAGAGGAGGTCGAGGTTAGGGTGTGGGCAATTATTGCTCTATCACTAACCGGCATCCTCGTTGCCAGTGTTGTTGGCATCATCCTTGGTGTCTTGTTCGTCGAACACGACATGGACAAGATCTCGCCGATCGACACTCAGTTCATGGCGATCCTGAAAGACATCATGCTGCTCTGCATTGGCGCTGTCGGTGGAATCGTCGGGCGCAAGGGGGCGTATGCCGCAGCCAACATAATCAACAAGGAGAAAGACGATGCTGCCACTCGGACCCCTTCTTGAAGTTGGCTCGAAAATCTTAGACCGTGTGCTACCGGACCAAGCCGCAGCAGACAAGGCAAAAGCAGAACTTGCAAAACTCCATCAGGACGGTGAACTCGCAAAGCTTGCAAACGAAACCAAACTTTTTGAGATCGAGCAGAACAATCTCACCGATCGTCTTAAGGCTGACATGGCCAGCGATAGCTGGCTGTCAAAGAACATCCGCCCGATGACGCTGATCGCAATTCTGCTCGGCTATTTTACGTTCGCCATGATGTCGGCATTCGACAAGAATACCAACCAAGCCTATGTTGAGTTGCTGGGGCAATGGGGTATGTTGATCATGTCGTTCTACTTCGGCGGTCGCACACTGGAAAAAATCATCGATATGAAGGCTAAGAAATGATCATCACGCTCGAACAACTACGTGCCGCTACTGGAGCCAACGAGGCAAACGCATCCAAGTACCTTGCGCCGCTAAACGATGCTATGGGGCTGTACAACATCGACGATCCGTTGGTGGTTGCAGGGTTCTTGAGTCAGGTCGGTCATGAGTCCGGTGCGCTGTCTACCGTAGTTGAGAACCTCAACTACCGGGTCGAGGCGTTGCTCTCCCTCTTCTCTCGCCAACGAATCAGCGAAGACGACGCTCGGACCTTTGGCCGTAACGACGCCATCAAGCAGCCCGCCGATCAAGAGACGATTGCCAACATCATCTACGGCGGTACGTGGGGTGCCAAGAACCTCGGCAACCTTGACTATGGCGATGGCTGGAAATACCGTGGGCGCGGTCTCAAACAACTGACCGGCAAGTACAATTACAAGCAGTGTGGGGACGCACTCGGGATCAATCTTGTCGATGACCCGGATCAACTTGCGCAACCAATTGCGGCGGCGTTGTCTGCTGCGTGGTTCTGGGTTTCGCGCCGACCGAATGGTATCGAGGATGCTGCAAAAGCTCGCGATGTCGGTAAAATGACGAAGTTGATCAACGGTGGCGATATCGGTCTGGCGCAGCGCACGGATCTCTTCGCCAAAGCCCTAGAGGCCTTTGAGGTGGCGTAATGACAGCGATAGCGATCAAGTCGTTCGATGGCATTGCTCCCAAGATCCCGGCGCGGTATCTGCCTGACACCGGGGCGCAGACTGCGCTTAATGCGAACGTCTTCAATGGATCGCTGCAACCGCTTGCCAACGTAGGCTCTTCCGTTACTACGCTCACGAAGGTCGGCACCCCGCTTACCCTGTACCGCTTCGGCCAAGACATCGTCTCCGACACGCAGTATTGGTTCCACTGGACAACCGATGTTGATGTGGTGCGCGGACAGATCGCGGGCGACACCTCTGAGTGGACGTACTACACCGACGGAGTGCAGCCAAAAGCCACCTACGCTTCGATTGCGACCTCGGGGTCTGATTACCCCACCAACTCCATCCCGTTAGGCCTTCCTGCGCCTGCTACGGCCCCCGTAGCGACCGCTGGTGCATTGCCGCCCAGCACAAACGCCGTTCAGGAAACCCGTGTCTATGCGTTCACGTACGTCAACAAAGTTTCGGGTATTGAAGTTGAGTCGGCACCCTCTCCGGCCTCTTCTGAGGTCACGGTCTATCCGACTCAGTCTGTCACGGTGGGCACTTTTGCTTCGGTCCCCGCAGGTTACACTGCTACACACCGTAGGATTTACCGGTCGACGGCGGGTACTTATCTGTTTGTCGCCGAGATCGCGATTGCTACAACGTCGTACGTCGACTCTGTTCTTGCTGAAGATCTCGGCGAGGAACTTCCTTCTCTGACGTGGTCCACACCGCCTGACACGTTGGTGGGGCTTACGAACCTGCCGAACGGCATGATGGCTGGGTTCAAGGGACGTGATGTCTACTTCTGCGTGCCCTACCGCCCGTTCGCGTGGCCAGTGCAGTACATCCAGTCGCTCGACTACCCCGTCGTGGGTCTTGGGCGTATGGACACGACGCTAGCGGTGCTGACCAAGGGTGTACCGTACCTGATCCAAGGCGCGTCGCCTGACGCGATGGTTGTGGTCAAGTCGAATCTGGAGCAGGCCTGCGCTTCCAAGCGCAGCATTGTGAGCTTTAATGGCGCTGTGTTGTATGCGAGCCCAGATGGGCTGGTGATGCTGTCTCCGGGTAACTCCAGAGTGATCACCGAACAGATGTTCACACGGGCGCAGTGGCAGTCGCAGATCCTGCCGACATCGATCCATGCGTACTCGCATGACATGAAGTACATCGCGTTCTATAACAACGGATCGACCTCGGGTGGGTTTGTCTACGATCTTTCTACGGGCAAGTTCACGCTCAACGATACCTACGCTACAGCGGCCTACGCCGATCTTCAGAATGACAAGCTGTTCTTGACCTTTGCCGATCGTTCGGTGAAAGTCTGGCTCGCAGGCAGCGCGCGTACTGCGACGTGGAAGTCGAAGAAGTTCACCCTGCCTCGGTTTATGGGGTTTGCAGCGGCCAAGGTTGAGGCTGAGTCCTACAACCTGACTGCGAAGTTCTACGCTGATGGGGTGCTCATCCACACCCAGACGGTGACAAGTCGCGAGCCGTTCCGCCTGCCGCCCGTACAAGGGCGTGATTGGGAGATTCAGATCGAGACTGCGGTCGAGGTCTTCTCGGTGTCGATGGCTGAGGCTGTGGAAGAGCTGAAGAATGTCTAAGCGGCTCCCCTTTATCGTCTCTGATATCCCCAGAGACCTTCGTACCTTTCTTGACCGGATCCGAGAGCTGATCACAGGTGCAGGACAAGAGCGACTTGTCACGGCCAAAGAGCTTGCGGATTCTGGTATTGCAACGATCGATCAATCCGGCAACCTGACGCCGTCCACCAGCGCGGCCTACTACGCTACGCCACCTGCACCGACCAACGTCACGGCAACGGCTGCAACACGCAACATCATCGTTGAGTGGGACGCTCCGCTTTACAACGGCCATGCGTACGCTGAGATCTGGCGACACACGTCGGACGTCATCGGTTCGGCTGTGCGAGTGGGGATGGTGCCGGGGTCGGTATTTACTGACTCGGTAGGGCCGGGTGCTACGCGCTACTACTGGGTGCGGTTTGTCAATGTTGATAGTACGCCGGGGGCATACAACGCAGTATCAGGTGTAAGCGCCACGACATCGACTGAGGTGTCGTACCTTCTGTCCACTCTTACCAGCCAGATCACGTCATCACAGCTTGCATCTTCGCTGAATTCTCGCATTGATCTGATCGATGGACCGTCGACAACGGTCGGTACCATCCCTTACCAGCTATCGACGTTGCAGGGTCAGATCGACGATCTGAACGACACGCCTACCTACGACAACGGCACTACATACGCAGCCGACGACATCGTTAAATACGATGGCGGGCTGTACAAAGCTTTGCAGGCTACGACCGGCAACCTTCCGACAAATACAACGTACTGGGAGAAGATCGGTGACTATACGTCGTTGGCTGACGCGGTTGCTGCACACTCCACAGACATCGCAACACTAACAACAGATTTATCCGCAGAAACATCTGCTCGCACAACGCTGGCGTCTCAGATCCGAGGGTCGTATACCGGCAGTGATTTGGCGCTTGTGACGTCGGGTTTGATCTACGACGAGAAGGTGGCGCGGTCTCAGATTGCAACGGACCTTGGTACCGAGGTAACGGCGCGTGAAGGCCTTGCAGCTCAGATCCGGGGGAGTTACACCGGTAGTGATCTCGCGGCGGTCACGTCAGGCCTGATTTACTCCGAACGTGAGGCTCGGGTCACAGCAGTTACGGCCGTAGCTAGCTCGGTTACTACGCTTGACGCGCAGGTCAACGACGTCACAACAGGCCTTCCAGCGACTCGTTCGTTGCTTCTGACGGACTACTATACCGGTGCTACAGTCGACTCATCGATCACGTCGGCAAAGACCTCGCTCAAAGCCTATGCTGATATCCAGTCCAAGGTATTCCGACAAGCAGCGGCTCCGACAAAGCGTGGTGTAGACCCTGACACCGCAGCAGACCTGCCGCTCAAGGCAGGCGACATCTGGATTGATTCGGATGATGCGAACAAGAACTATGCATGGAGCGGGTCGGCATGGGTCGCGACGACGGATACCGCCGCTTTCGATGCGTGGATCTTGGCTACGTACACCCCGGGTGTCACGTCATTGCAGACTCAGGTCGATGCCAAGGCCGAGACGTGGTTCCAGACCTCAGACCCCAGCACTGCGTGGACAGATCAGCCCACCCGTGACAAACACAACGGCGACCTTTGGTATGACACGGATGCAGCTACCAAAAAGCTGAAGCGATACCGGGCCTCAGACAACACATGGGTCGATATCGACGATCAGACGGCGATTGATGCGGCAGCGGCAGCAGCCACAGCTCAGTCCACTGCGGATGGCAAGATCACGACGTTTGCCCAGAATGACGCTCCCACGGCCGAGGGTGAAGGCGATCTGTGGATTGATACGAACGACAGCAACAAACCGTATCGTTGGAATGGTTCCGCATGGGTAGAGGTGCGGGACGGCACGATTGCGACGGTAGATGCCCGAGTCACGACGGTTGAGCAGACCAAGATCGGCTACGCCACCCGTAACTCGACGGGGTTTGCTTTCGACAACAGTGGAGCGATCCGATACAAGACCGACGTTGATGCGTGGAATGCTCTGTACCCTCTTGACCAATTGACGTGGAACGTCGGGCTTCCGCTCGCTACAGCGGTCAAACAGGTCTCGGTCACCGACGGACAAGGCAACACGGCTGCGATTGAGCAGGCCTTCACAACCCAGAAGACGGTCAATGATGGCCTGTACGCGCAATACTCGGTCAAGATTGATAACAACGGCTACGTATCAGGATTTGGGTTGTCGTCGACACTTGTCAACGCAACGCCGTTTAGCCAGTTCGCAATACGCGCGGATCGTTTTAGTATCACCAACCCTTCTGTCAGTCGCGTTCAGCTAACATCTGCTGGCACGATTGGTAGTAATACCAGTACGTATTGGTATTCATCAGGCCCCCATAATTTTATTGTTGGGGACATCATAGAAATAACTGGCGCTGATGTTCCACAAGCGTTGACTGTCAATTATGTAGATGGTTATCAGTTTAGGACACAGTACACGGGCACCGTTGCCTTTACACTAACTAATGTTTACGCCGCAAAGATATCTATACCCTTTATTGTTGACAGCGGCGTTGTTTACATCGACTCAGCGTTTATAAAAAACGCTTCGATTACAAACGCGAAGATAGAAAACCTAGCTGTTGATGCAGCCAAGATTGCTAACGCCACCATCACAGGTGGCAAGATTGCGAATGCAACGATCACAGCTTCTAATATCGCAAATGCTACGATTACCGGTAGCAAGATTGCCAACTCTACAATTACCGGTTCGCTTCTTGTCAACGCAACTATTACAGACGTGCAGATTGCTACGGCTGCAATTACCTCCGCTAAGATCGGAGACCTTCAGGTCGACACGATCAAGATAGCCAACAACGCTGTTACTACAACAGCTAGCGCGTTTACCGCTGGAGCTGTTCAGCACCCCGACACCGCGTGGCTTTGGTTGCAGCAAGTTACCATTACTACGACTGGCGCTCGGGTGTATGTTTCGTTCACAGCCTATCCGTTCGGTAGCGCCGAGGTATTAGACGGTAGTGTTTATTTTGTGTATCCCATTTATCGGTTGCAACGCGGTTCTACAGTTGTATTAGAGACGGGTACTAATGCTTCTGGTTCATATTCTGAAGTTTTAGCGGCTGGTACATATACGTTTTATTTATATGGTAGTCGCACTACGTACGGCGGCGTACTCCCTATAGATCGCATACCTACGTCTAGTTATAGGTCTATGTTTGCAATTGAGACTAAAAAATGAAGTACGTTATTTATCGTCCGTCGGGAGAAATATCTCGCGTTGTAGAGTGCGATGACCCTGACGAACAACTAGGTGATGGCGAGCGGTGGATACGTGGTAACGCTGATGACGTTACGCAGTGGGTAAAAAATGGTCAGCTTGAGCACCGAGGCCCGCCGCCTAGTTCGTTTCATGTATTTGACCACCGTACCGAGCAATGGGTCGACCCTCGTTCTAAGTCCGATATCGACAAACATGCCGCAATGACTGTAAGAGTGGAACGAGATAAGCGGTTGCTTGCCTCAGATTGGACCGATACCTCCACTGCGCCAACACGTTTAGGTGAGCAATTGTATTCTGCGTGGCAATCCTATCGACAATCACTGCGGGATATCCCTAAACAGGCTACTTTCCCACACAACGTCAATTGGCCAACACCTCCGCAATTATGACGACCTCAACCACACCCAAACGAAAGCCCCGTCGCACCGTTGTCTCTCGGATCGTTCTGACCGAAGCCGAGATTCAGGCCATGGTTGACCAAGCTGCCAAGCGGGCGCTTGAGTCCGTAGGGCTTCATGATGAGACGGCAGGTAAGGACGTGCAGGATCTTCGCTCTCTGATCGATGCATGGCGAGGGATGAAGAAGACGGCGATGCGCACTGTCGTGCAGTTTGTGACGGTCACCTTGCTGGGTGTCCTCGCCATCGGCGCGTCAGTGAAGTTCTGGCGTAATGAATAAGCCTGCGTCATAATACGGCTCTATGACTCAGCTTGTCTTCCATGATAAGGCTCGCGTCGCAGCGTGGGTCGCGGAAAGAGTGGGTCAGGGTGCTGATTGGGGTTCCTACTACGCCATGGGCGTTGAGCGAGACGGTCAGATGATTGCCGGTGTTGTGATCAACAATTTCAACGGGGCTAACGCCACGGCACACATCGCGATCGACCGATTCACCAAAGCTATCGTTCCGCTCTTCCAAGCTATCTGCGACTACGCTTTCAACCAGTGCAAGCTCAAGCGCTTGACTGGCATGGTCCCGTCCAACGAACCCCGCACGATCGCCTTCGACAAGCATATTGGCTTTGAAGACGAGTTCATCATGAAAGACGGCGCACCCGGCGCTGATATGCACGTTCTTGTAATGTGGCCCGACAAATGTCGCTGGCTGCGTAAGGAGTAATCATGGGTGGAAAATCCGCACCGCCGCCAGACTATAGCCCGCTGGCCAGCGCTAGCAAAGAAGCCGCCGAGACGATGGCAGGCCTTGGTCGCGAGCAACTTGCGTTTGCTCGTCAGCAGTACGGTGAGCTTTCGCCTATCGCACGTGAGATCGCGCAGTCACAGATTGCTGCTCAGCGACAACAGATGGCGCAGGCCCAAGACTACTACGACTACGCTCGAACTACGTTCAGGCCTGTCGAGCAGGGGTTGGTTCGACAAGCCATGGAATTCAACACTGACGCATACCGAGAACAACTGGCGCAAGAGGCTGCGGCCGCAGCCGGTCGTGCGTTCGGTACGACGCAGGCCGCCTCAGAGCGCGCGATGCGCTCGATGGGTGTCAATCCCAACTCAGGTGCAGGTCTCGCATTGCAGTCTCAGGCCAACCTTGGGTTGGCTGCGCAACGCGCAGGGGCTATGACCGGTGCTCGCAGACAAGCCGAGCAGCTAGGCTGGGCTCGGCAGATGGATGTCACGGGTCTCGGTCGTGGCCTCCCCGGTGCGTCGCTCGCCGCGTACGGCGGTGCTACAGGTGCAGGTTCGGCAGGCCTTGCGTCGTCGATGGCTCCGGCCAATCAGTTTGGTGCGCTGTACGGACAAGGTGTTGGGTCGATCCAGAGCGGTCTCGGTATGCAGATCCAAGGGCTTGGCTCGGTACTTAATGCACAGACCAGCTACGCCAATGCAATGAACTCTCAGGCCGATCCATTCGCCAGCATTGTTGGTATGGGTCTGGGCGCGTACGCAGGTGGGTTTGGTGGTGCGGCAGGAAGAGCTGCTGGCTCCGACCGACGGCTGAAGACCAACATCACGCAAGTCGGTGTCGATGTACGCACCAGCCTCCCGCTTTACGAGTTCGAATACAAGTCTGAGCCCGGCAAGCGCTTCCGTGGTGTCATGGCCGATGAGGTCTTGCAGAAGTACCCGCACGCAGTGCATAAGACAACCGACGGCATCATGTACGTCGACTACGGTGCTCTTGGCATCGCGATGACGAGGGTCTGATCATGGCTAATTTCTTCAAAGGCCTCGCCGGTGGCTTTCAGACCGGTCTGCAATTCAGTGACGCCATGCGCCGCCGTCAGGAGTATGAGGAGCAGCAGGCTGAACGCGAGCAACTACGCGGCATTTTTACTGGGCAGCCTACGGTAACGCCCGGTACTGCGGCGACGCCTGAGCAAATTCGTAGCGCAGGTCTTGAGACTGGCCGCATGCAAATGCAGGACATCGCCGACTTCGGTTTGTCGGCGCAAGAGGCTGCACGCTACGCACCGCAGATGCCCTCAGAGGCGGCAACGACCACGCCGACGATGTACAGCTATGGTGGGCTGACTCGCCAGACGCCGTTTACTCCGGCTGAACTTGATCGCTCGCGGATGGAACAGGCTGCTCGTGTTATCGCAGTGCGAGATCCAGTGCGGGCTGCTCAGCTCATGCAAGGGATACGGCGCGAGGATATTGTAGCGGCTCAAGAAGAGCGTGCTGCACGGTTGTTCCCGGGGCAGTTGCAGGCTCAAGAGCAGGCGTTGAAAACCGGTGCGCTTGGGTTAGCGGCAGCACTACGTACGGATGCAAAGAATCGTGCCTTCGACACTGGATGGGCCGAACTTAACCAGCAGACGTTTGAGACGCCAGAAGCACGTGCGAATGCGTTTGTAGACCTTGTGGCGCGCACCCAAGGTCCTGTAGCTGCGGAGAATTTGCGGGCGTCGATGACTACGAATCAGATCAATGACCTTACTCTTCAAACCTCAAGACTCACGCAAGGGTTCAATGAGGCGTTCCGTAAAGGTCCTGATGCCGTGATGAAGTGGGTTGATGAGCAAAACCCTGACTTCACTCTCAAGCGCGACGGCAACAACCTGACCATTACCTATGCCGATGGGCGTTCGGAAGTTGAAAGTTTCGAGTCGCCAGCTAAGCTGATGTCGTACTTTGCAGCACAAGCGTCGCCTACAAATTTTATAACTTACGAGAACAACCGACTGAAACGCGAGAACGAAGCTGAACGTAACAGAGTTTTACGTGAAGCATACGGCGCAAAAACACCGTCTGCGCGTATTTCCGACGCAGAAGCCGCGCTTGGTCGACCACTAACTCCACAAGAAAGATCTACTCTTTTGGGGCTTACTCCCAAGGCTGCTGTACGTGACCTAACGGTTCCGCAGCAAAGGGCGTATGAAGAAGCCATCAAGAGTGACCAATGGAAAATGGCGCGAAGTGATGCTGAGCGTATCCAGATTCTTCGAAATTATCGTGTGCCGCCTGAGCTTGTTGGTTTTGAGGGTATGCCGTCACCCAGAGTGGGTGGAGCACCCGGTTCAGAAACACCGTCGCCTGCTACACCACAACCGGGGCTCACCCGTCCTAGCGGTACGCAGAATTTGCAATCGATGGTTGCCGGTCCTGAGCGCATGCCTCAAGCTGAAAGGTTACGTCGCATTCAAGAAGAAGCTGACATGCGGGGGCTGGCCCGAGATGAAGAGCGAGCTATTAGGCGAGCACAGGTTGATGAAAGGCGAGCAGAGGTTGAGAAACTTGGACTTACCGCAGCAGAGGTTCCTACACGGGTATCTCCTGAGCGTGCTCGCATCTTGCGCAACTCCGCGTACTTCGAGTTATTTCCGCGAGATGTTCAGCAAGCGCTTACTGAGCAATCAGGTATGACTCAGCGTAGTTGGGAAAACCGGTCTCGCTAAGGAACCACCATGGCTGTCTACTCCATTGACGATGTTCGGCAACAGATGCCGGAGGAATTCCGGTCGTTGGGTGATATCGAGTTGTTGCAGGCGTACAGCCGAAACGTTGGTCTCCCGTTCGAGCAAGTCGCCGATTACTTTGGCACACGTCCTCGGGGTACCGCAGCCGAAGCAGGGCGGCAGTTCGTTGGTGGGTTGGTATCAGGTGTGCCGCGTATGGCGGGCATGGCCGCGCAGGCCTTCAGTGAGCCCGGTCGACCGCTGTATGAGTTGGGTGCGCAGGCTCGTGAGTTCGGTGAGCGTCAGGGCCTTCGTTACGAACCCGATTTGCGGGGTCGTGGGTTGTTGGGTGAGGCGGTTGTAGAAGGCGCACGTGGGCTTGGTGAGGCAGCACCGGTCATCGGGTCTGCGTTCATCCCCGGTGTCGGGCTCTACGCGGCTCCTACGGCCGCTGCGGCGCTGTTCGGTGGATCTTCGTACCAAGAGGCTTATGAACGTGTCCTGCGGGACACTGGCGACCCCGAGGCGGCCCGGGCTGCCGCTACGCAAGTCGGCGCAATTCAGGGTGTGGGCGAGGCGGCTGCTACGGTTGCGACAGTGGGTCTTGGTCGTGCGGTACGCCCGCTGTTACCCGGTGCTCGGACAACTACAGAAGTTGCGGAGCAGATGACCCGGCCGGGTGTTGCTGCACCCTTCGCACGTGCTTACGCGACCAACCTCGCTGTACAGCCTGCAACTGAGGTCATCCAAGACATCTCGTCAGAGTACGTCCAGCGGCAGTATGGCGCTGCACCCGAGGATATGGGTGGGATCGCTCGTGAGAGTGCGATCGGCGGCTTCGGTATGGCCCTGTTGCTGGGTCCTGTCCAGTTTGGCAATGCGTACCAGCGAGCACAACGTGCTGACTCTCTGCGCCAAGCCCTTGACCCAGCCTCGACTGAGCCGCTTCAGAAGAAGATGCAGGCGTTTGAGCTTGTACGTGCTGAGGCCCAGCGAGCAGGTGTGCCTGAAGCCGACGCCCGTCAGTGGTTCGACACTCAGATTGCGCGTGAGGGCGACCTCATCTCGAAGCAAGTGCGTCTCGAAGAAGCTGCTCAGCGCCTGCAATCATGGCAGGATGCTGTTGCTCAGGGCGATACGCGCACGGCTCAGTCGCTTCAGGACGAGCTGAAGACGGCGCAGTGGCTTGCTCCTGATGAGCAAGAGCGAGTGCAGAAGGATTTTCTCACTGCATACAACCAACCGAGCGGTATCTCGGTCACGGCTACGGCCCCCGATGGCACACCCAGCAGTCGCGAACTCACGATGGGTGAGCTTCTGACGCGACGTCAGGAGCAAGAGGCGGGTGGTATCGACCTCATGGGCATGACAGGCCCTGCAACCGGTGCTACGCAGCAAGCTGCTGTGTTGTTGGGTGAACTCACGCAAACCCAAGCACCTGCTACCACTGCGCCCACTACGCCGCGTACTGCAACGGGTATCGACCTGACTGGGCGTGGCACGCCCATGCTTCTACGGCCTGAGAGTGTCACGACGGCTGCGCCCGGTGTGTACAACGTGCCGGGTGCCCCGGGGGTTATGACTACTGAGTTGCCTGCACCGCTTCAGCCGGGTACCACTGCTGCGCCCACCGTAGGGCTTGAGGCGGGACGCACTGCACGTCGTGCGCTCCCGGGTAACATCACTGAGGTATCTCCGGGTGTGTTTCAGGTGCCCGAGACCCCGCAACAAATTGAGACTGGGGCGAACGTGCCTCCGGTCAATCTGGTGTCTCCTGTGAGTGGTCCTTCCGGCGTTACTCCTTCCGCCGGTTCTCCCGCCGCTGTTCCCCCAGCGGCGGGAGTTTCTTCTACTGCACCCACACCTTCTGCACCGCCTGTCGCGCCTGTTGTAGAGACCAAAGGCAAGAAGGCTAAGAAAGCCAAGGTGGTACCCGCCGAGACCCCAGCGGAAGGCGGTCCTGCCAATGTCTCCGACGCGATCAAGGAAGACGCTGAGATCGAAAACCTGCGCAAACAGATCGAGCAGGAGGACATCAAGGCTGACAAGCTGTTCGCTGAGGTTCAGGGTGCGACCCGTAAAGCACCCGGTCGCCCGTCTTTGCCGACGCAGGTCTATGCTGCGATCCGTAACGCGATTCTGAACCCCAAAGCTGCGGTTCTTGTTCGCAAGCCCAAGTCCGTCGAGCGTGACGATGCACTGACTCAGCAGTACGGTGAGAAGGTCAAAGAAATCGCTGAGGCGATGCGTGCGCTGGGTGATGCATATGAGGCGTATTCCAGTCAGAACTTGGTGCGGTCTGACGAGATCATCAAGCGTGGTGAAACTGCTGAAGGTCGCATCGCTACACGTGCTGAGGCCCTGCAAACCAATGCTGCGGCTGTTCAAGCTGCACTTGCTCGTGTCGGCCGCGCTGTAGACGGCAATGCCAAAGATGTAGAGACGATCGTTCGCTTTGTAAAAGATCGGGCGCAGAAAGAGCGTAGTAATGCCCGCGCGGAAGAGGCTGACATCCTAATCTCTCGTGCGTGGGCGGCGGCCAAGCGTGAGTCGTTCATTGGTGAGCCTGATCTGCTTGATGTCAGCCCTGCTGAAGTGCGGCAGTCCCGCGAAGCTACAGCCAAGGGTGCAACGCCACAGCTAGTGGATGCAGTCAACGAAGGCTACGCAACGATGGGTCGCGGAGCCAAGCAGACAGGACTCAACGGTCTTCTGAACTATATCCGTACGTCAGGTACACCGTTTGAACGGACGTTGGCGCAAGCCATCAAGCTGGCTGTTGCGGGTAAGCGTGAGGTAAAGGTCGAGTTCACTGCGGATGGCAACCCGCGCTATGACCCGAAGACCAACACCATCTTCATCGAACCGACCAGTAGCCGAGAGGTAGCCCTGCACGAAGCCTTGCACGGTGCTCTGCAATGGTTCGTCTACAACAATCCCGCTGCGCCGCAAGTCACGGCGCTCAAGAACGCTCTGAAGCGGGTCGTCAACTACGACACCGCCAAGCTGCCGCCTAAGGCAGCAGAAGTGCAGACCGTGCTCAAGCGCACGCTCGCAGGCGAGTCGCCCACCGCCGAACTCGACGCAGTGCTGGAACTCATCTCCTACGGCAACACGCTCAACGACTTCCGTCGTGCACTGCAACAAATGGAGAGCGACGCTCCTCGCACGTTCGTCAAATTTGCCAACGATGTCCTGCAAACCATCTACGCTCTGGTGCAGCGTATGTTGGGTGTACGGCAGACAGTGGCCCGTGACGTCATCGACAACACCTTCCAGCTTCTCGAAGCCGCTCGTGCGGCAGAGCAGACTGCTGCACCGCAGGGTAATGTCCTGCGAATTGATACAAATACGTCTGCGTTTAAGAGATGGTTTGGTAGTAGCAAAGTCGTAGGCGACGACGGTAAGCCCTTGGTTGTGTACCACGGCACAACAAAGTCGTTTGATACTTTTTCTGAGACGGCCAAATCAACTAGCGGTGCTTATCACGGCAAAGGTTTTTATTTTGCTAGCGCTGACCATGCATCTGATTTTGCAACTATTGAGAACGGCAATGTTGTTCCAGTCTATCTAAGAATGGAAAATCCGTTTGTTGGAGAACTTACCGAAAAAGACATTGCCACTCTGCAAGAACAAATGCCTGAGTTTGAGCAGGCATACCAAAGATATTTGCAAGAAGAAGGGGCTGACGCGCCTATACCAGAAATCGAGCGGTTGGGTGTGCTTTCAGGCGATCGGAATAACTTCATTCAAAAAGCGTTAAAAACCGCTGGATATGATGGCCGCATCGTCAAGTTTGCTAAGAATGATTCTTTAACTAACTACGATACCGAGTTCGTTGTATTCGATCCAACACAGATAAAGTCTGTGTTCAACCAAGGCACGTTCGATCCTACTACTGGCAATATCCTCCAAGCCGCAGTACAGACCAACCGCGATACGCAGGCCGCAGCAGGCATCACGGCAACGGACTACCGCAACTTCACCAAGACGACGATGCCGAGCCTCTTGAGCTGGCAGTTTGCGTTTGATGCCCTCGGCTGGCAAAAGGGCGCTACGAAGTTCTCGGAGAACGCGACCAAGATTGCTGATCGGATCCGGCAAGACTTCCCGGCTGCTACTCGCTGGCTGACGTACGTCAATTCGCGGTTCAACGTGGCTCAGAAACCCAGCGAGCTGATGGATCAGTTCAAGCTTGATAAGAACACCGGCTATTCGTTCATGGAAGTGCTGGTCAACCAAGTCGAGTCTAGGCCCGGCACTGAGGCTAAGGCGATCTTTGATTACCTAGACGGTAAACGGGATGCGCTCGATAACCTACCCGGTGCGAATAAGCTGAAGATGCTGGCCGACAAGGTCAAGGACTTCCTGAACATCTACATCGCAGAATTGCCACCGTCTGATCGCGCGTTCTTCGAGCGTACGAAGTTCTCTGAGTCGCTTCTCTTTGCAAGCCGCACAAGCCAAGTCGCGACTCATCGCTTTGGTTCCCGTGATGTTAACGAGCTGATCGGTATGGAGCGCCGAGGCGAGCCTTCGCTCGAAGGATTCAAGGCGGCAGGGTGGCTTAACACCAACAAAGATGGAGATGTCGTACTTGACGGCACGTTCTACCAAGTTGTGCAGAAGGCTGCTGACTCAAACACCATCACACCACAGGGCTTCATAAGCAGCGAGATCTTCGAGAAGAACGGTGCGCCGCTAGGTTTTCAGGTCGACACCACCCGTCAGTGGCGCATCCGCAAGTACGATCGTGGCTATCAGTTCTACTCCAACATGACGGCTCAGCAAGCCTTTGCTGAGAACCGGGTCACTGATCTTGCCAACGCCATGCGGAACACCATGGCAGCACTGGCCAACAACTACGCTTCGAAGAACTTTTCGTCAGCAGCCGCTACGCTGGGTCAGGTCGACAACAAGCCGACGGCTGAGTCAATTGCGTTCGACAGCCTCGACCAGATCAACGAAGTGTTTGGTTGGTCGCCTGATGCTAGCCAAGTGCTTAAAGTCTCAGAGGGTGAGGCCCGCACTCCGTTGATCCGCAACGATTACCGGTCATCGAATACGTGGGTCAAGCTGCCGGACTCCAAGAACTATGGAGACCTTGCAGGCAAGTACATGCCGGGTCCCGTATGGAGCGCGATGACTGATATGTCAGACCGGCAACCGCTCGTGCCGGTCCGCACGTACAACAACACGATGCGTTGGTTCAAGAAGTCGAAGACGGTCTATAACCCCGGCACGCATATCACGAATATTGCCTCCAACATTACGCTGGCCATGATGCACGACATCCCGCTCAGCACGATCGGCAAGGCTACGGCGTTGTACACGAAGTACCAACTGCGTCCTGACAGCCTCACCCGAGCCGAACTCTCGCTTGTGTCAGAGTTCATGTCGTCAGGTGCCATGCTGGGTGACTATTCCAGCATTGAGGTCAAGCAAGCCATCTACGACGCATGGCGCAAAAACATGAAGCCTGATAGCGATACCAGTCTTCTGAAACGCCTCAGCGCGTTTACTGGGTACGAGAAAAGCAAGGCTGAAGCAGGCGTCGCGCTAGCTGCACGTGGTGTTCGCAAAATCGACCAGATCGCTACCGAGTTGTACGCAGCCGAGGACAACGTGTTCCGCCTTGCTGCGTTCATGAAGAAAGTCGGTGAGTTGCAGGAGCGGGATAAGGCCGCGACGCCGTCAGAGCAGAACATCAAAGACGGGGCCAAATTTGCACGCGAAGCGTTCCTTGACTACGACATCGACTCCAAAGCGGTTAGGGTTTTGCGTCAGTCAGTGATGCCGTTTGTGTCGTGGACCTACGCGATCATGCCGGTGCTCGGCCGCATCGCCCTATACCAGCCGTGGAAGCTCGTCAATGTGCTGACAGCATACTACCTGCTGGATGTTGCGCTGAGTGCCATGGCAGGCGGCGATGATGAGGAAACCCGCAAGAAAGGTCCCGAGTGGGTGCGCGATCGTATGTTCGGCGTTGGTCCGTATATGAACATCCGCATCCCGTTTATGGGCGACGACCAGAACCCGGTCTACTACCGCCTCGGCGACTACGTGCCGCTTGCCTCTTCGACCAAGGGCTTGCCCAACGGATTCATGGGGCAGTCGTGGATCCCGCAAGCGCTCACGCCGGGAGGTCCGTTCGTATCTGCAATCCTTGGATGGGTGGGTGGCGTTGATCCGTACACCGGCAAAGACATCCACAAAAAGACCGATACTGACTTTGACAAGCTATGGAACATCACCAAGTTCACGTATGATTTAGCGATGCCCCCCGCCGTGTCTAGCCGTCAGATTACCAAGGTGCAGGACATCATGGATGAGAAGCGCGGCGTGACGGGTGTATTGCCCAGTGGGTTGCCGCTGGCCCGCAGCTTTGGTATGAAGTTCTATGACTACAATGTCGCGGAGTCAGAAGCTGTTCAGTCGATGGTTGCCAAGCGTATCGAGCGAGAGTTCAAAGATGAGATCCGCAAGCTTCGTCGGGATGAAATGCGCAAAGGTACGCCAGACTTCGAGGGTCTCAACGATGCAATCCAGCGGCTTGAGAAGCGCATGCGTGATGAGATAACCAAAGCCCGAGGGGGCGAGAGAGAAGAGTAATGGCGAAGACTCCAGCATGGCAACGCAAAGAAGGCCAAAGTCCCTCTGGTGGTTTGAATGCCAAAGGGCGCGCCAGCTACAACAAGGCGAACCCGGGGAAACCGGGGCTCAAAGCTCCGCAACCGGAAGGTGGTCCGCGCCGGGATTCATTCTGTGCCCGGATGACAGGCATGAAGAAGAAGCTGACTTCGGCGAAGACAGCGAAAGATCCCAATAGCCGCATCAACAAAGCCCTGCGGGCGTGGAAGTGCTGACATGGCTACATCACCCAAACCTAGCAATCCGGCGCTTTGGAGCCGTGTAAAGGCGGAAGCCAAACGCAAGTTTGACGTGTACCCCAGTGCCTATGCAAACGCATGGGCTTCAAAAGAGTACAAGAAGCGAGGCGGTTCTTGGTCTGGCCCTGACAACCGGGTGAAGAAGAATGGCTAAGGGCGGGCTCGGCAAGTGGTTCGGTGAGAAGTGGGTCGACGTGAAGACCGGCAAAGAGTGCGGGCGCTCTGGTTCCGAGAAGTCTGCCCGGGGTTACCCTGCCTGCCGTCCACAACAAGCTGCGAAGAAAATGTCAGCGGCCGAGAAAAAAGCAATATCAGCTAAGAAGACTGGTCCTGCTCGACAGTCGTGGCCAGTAAGTCCCTCTGGTAAACGAAAGGGTAAGTGATGGCTAAAAACTGGATCAAATCTGCAATCAAGAAGCCCGGTGCGCTTCGTGCGTCGCTGGGTGTAAAGAAAGGTGAGAAGATTTCTGCACCGACTCTTGCCAAGGCTGCCAAGGCCCCGGGTAAGATGGGTCAACGCGCGCGTCTCGCTCAGACGCTTAGGTCTTTCAAAAGGTGACCGCGATGATGAAGAAGACGATGCTCTTCAAGGGCAAAGAGTCGAAGAAAGAAGAACGTATGGAAAAGAAAGCTGCAGGTTCTAAGGCAGCCTACGCTAAAATGGAGCGTGCCGAGGGCAAGAAATCAACTTCAATGCGCAAAAAGGGGTGACCGCCATGATGAAGAAGCCTATGATGTACGCCGCCAAAGGTGCCAAGAAATCCGCAGCTTTCAAGCCTTGCAAGGGCTGCCCGACTCCGGCCAAGTGCACAAAGATGGGTATGTGCGCTATGAAGGCCAAGAAGTAATCAGCGCATCCTCGCACCCTTGGTGCGGGGGAACGACCTGTTAGAACTTGCGGGCACCGCCCGCAAGTTGCCTTTTCCATTCCCACCGCCTTTTGCGATCGGTGTCTTGTGGTCGACATCCTTACCGTCGCCTTTACTCACTACGCCTTTGCGTTCCATCTCCCGACGAGCAGCGTTGCGCATAGCGCGATTACGCTTCTGCTCTGGGGCTGCGTGATATTTGTCGTACTCGGCGCGGTAGTTGCGTGCCATGTCGGCGCTCCTAAGACTGTCCACCCTGCAACACCGCGAGCGCTACAGGACTCTGAGGTCTAGCTGTTGTGCTGGTCAGAGCCGCCGCAAAGCGCGGGTGGTTCGCATTGATGATGACGCAGTGCGCTTGTCCCGGGTTCCGGTTTGCACACCCCTTGAACATAGTAACCCGTTCACGTGCGGCGATCAATGCCGTGGCCTGATCCAACTCGCGGGTCAGCCGCTCGACCGAGTCCTTGGTGCGCTGTAGCCACTTCTTGAGCGTTGTGTGGTTGATCGCGATGACGCTACCCGGCATCACTGGTGTGTTGCTATCGTAGACAATCTTCACCCGCACAACTGCTCGATCGGGTGCAGGCTGCCGCACTTGTTCTTTGCCTGAGCCGTAGACCTCGGTGACCTCGATCATCTGGTCGTTATGTTCCTGCAAAAACTGGCCGATGATGTCAAATACATCCTGTCTGTTGTCCAGCGTACCCTGCCGGAATGTCTCGACGTGATCAATTAGGTGCTGGGTTGTCGCATCGATATCGAACGTGAATAGCCCGAGACGCTGCCCGAGCTTGCCCATGACCCAGCCTGCGATGATAGAAGTCCGGTAGTACCGCTCCTGCGGCTCGAACATGAAGCCGAACTTGCGCATGAACGCAGCCTCGCCCTTCGTCCATACCTCACGCGGACCGCCCATTGCCAGCACTGCTTCGACAAGTTCGGGGAATGCCCATCCATTGTTCTCGGCGAGCAGATCGAAGAACCGGTAGCCGTTGCTGGATCCTGATGCATCGGTCTGGATGAACGTACGATCGTGGTGGTGTAGCTCCATCGTCCGCGCTTTGAGCGGGTCGTTGTTCGCCTGCACGAGTTCGAACTTCTGGTGAAGCGATATGTTGGTCGTGATCAGCGTCGGTCCATCCCACAGCACCGGTGTACGGATCTCACGATCGCGAGTCATTGCCAGCTTCTCACGCCCTTGGCTCAGGTCGTAGGCCAGATTCACGACGTCGTTCTCGTCGGCCGAGGTCAGTTCGTCGATCGTGCAGGGCAGGTTGTTGAGAACCCCACGTACCTTGAACAGCGCGTTAGCTGTATCGTTCTTGTTCAGGAACAGCTTCTTCGGTGCGCCGATGAGACTGTTGGCCGCGATGAGCGCCAGTGACTTGCCGGTCGTGGTCTCGGTTGAGTAAATCGACAACACCATCGATGCGTTGCCCGCTGCGGGTCCCAGAATGCCTGCGCATGCCACGAGCAGCGCCGAGCGTATCGTCTGCGTACCGGGCTCGTTCAGCATGTCCATAGCCTGCACCCACAGGTCACGTGACCCATGGGGTTTGATGACGTCAGCGTAGCTCGACGCAGGCCCTCGCAGCCTGCGATCGGTGTGGCCCGTAGGCGACCCCAGCACCCGCTCACCGCACAGGAATGAGCCGTCTGGCTGCCAGCCGAACGCAACGTAGTCCAGTCCAGTGGGTGCGGCTTTCTGCACCATGGTTAAGTAGTCCATCAAGTAGCCCCTTAGTTTCTCCTGTTGCCCGATCGCTTTGACGCTGTAGACCTGACGGTGCAGCATGAACGTCGAGAACTCTTTTCCGATCGTAGCGATCACCCCGATGTCGTGGTCTTCTTCTTGCCACCCGGTCATGGGGTATTTGATCGCCAGCCTGAATGTTGATTTCGTTGTCTGATGGTCTTTGTATATGCCAGTGATATGCATCGGGTAAGGACTGACCAGTTCCCACTCAACGACTTCTTTGGCAACTTTGTTGCCGTTGGCATCGACCTCCTCGATCTCGGTCTTGATCTCTTTCCACAGCTTCCCATCACGCTCGACGTACCCCTTGGGTAGCTCGATCTCAACTTCGCTCCCGTCCTCGACAGTCAGCGTACTGCTGGTGCTGGAGGTCAGTTGTGCAGGGCTTGTGATCTTACCTTTGTGCGGGCATCCCTTGCACCCATCGGAGCACAACTGCTCGAACTTCGCACACGTCGTGGGGCCGGTTCCTGCCCACGCCGAGAGCTTCGCCATGTTCTTGTCAAGGTCGAAATCCGGGTGCTTGCCTGCAATCATGATGACTGCCTGCGGCACGTCTACAGCATGCCTTGCGAGCCCCAGCGAAGCCCGCCAGAGCGGTTCCTCTACATTGCGACCTGCTGCATCCACAACGCCGCCTGACTCCACCAGTGCCCTGACCTGATTGCAGTGCTGGGCCACAACATCCAGCAAAACATCATTGGAGTTCAGGACTGCTGCGGAGATCGATGACCGTGCAGCTTTACGGTCAGGCGGCAGAGTCTTTGGGACTTGGTTGAGCCACGGCTTGAGTAAGGTCAGTAGCGCTACGGGTTCGTAATCAGGGCAATCGAGTTTGCATACTACAGGTTTGTGGGTCGCTTGTTTTTTGTTCATTGTACCCACCGGGCGCAGCACCATCGATGGGTCGTGTATCTTGCTTGTGTCGATCAGCACACCTTGCTGCTCTAGTGCCACGCGAAGCGCCATCGACGCCTTGACCCAGTGTGCTTTGGGTATTGGCTCTGTCATGGGCCAGTAGCAGTGTATGCCGTATCCCGATGACACCACCATGGGCTGAGGCAACCCCAGTGTCTCGATCGCTGTACGCATCGCAGCCCAGCCTTCTTTCTGCGTGGCATAGGGCTTGTCAGGCCCGATGTCCAGATCGAGAGCGAGAGCCTTGAACCATGTAGCCTGCTCTTGTTTGCGCGAGTAAGCGGTCTTGCCTTTGTCGTTGGTGTACGAGTGACCGGCGAAGGAACCCACTGTGAAGTAGATCGTGTTGCTCGGGTCTGAATCCCACCGCACCGCTGCATCCGCAGCGTCTTGCGCATTGCTGAACGACCCACGGTTCCAGAAGAACCCACGCGGGTTCTTGCCCGATGAATCAGGGCGCAGTACGCAGATCAGGGTCTCATCACGCTGGGCGGTCACTCTAGTCAAGAAGTCTTTTGTATTCACGCCGTCCCCTAGATAAAAAACGCCCCGGCCTCACAGCCGGGGCACCGCGACAACGATTCTATTACTCGTCGAACAGACTGTCGAGCTTCGCTGCAAGCTCCTCCGAAGCCTTGACCGGCGCTACCGTGGGTTTGGGTTTTGCAGGTGCCGGGGCAGGAGCCGCCGCTACAGGCGCAGCCTCTTCTTCGTACGCATCATCAACCGCAGGAGCAGGCGCAGGAGCCGCAATCGCCGCAGCCTTGGGAGGTGCAGCCAGAGCCGGTCCAGCAGCCGACGGTGCGATCTGCCGCGTCGCGACCTTGACAGAGTCACTCTCCAGCAGCGTGTCGACGCGAGCAATTGCTTTCTCCGGCACGTATCCTTTCTGCTTGAACGTGATCTTGGGGAACGAGGCCTGATCGTCGAAGCCCAGTTCAGTGATCGCCTCCTCGGGTCCGATGCCGTAGTTGCTGAGTTCCTTGAAATACTCACGCAGGGCTTTCATGCCTGACACCGGGATCGTGATGCTGTAGACCTTGTTGGGATCCGCAGCCGGTACCACCGCGAGATGCCGCTGGTCTGCGCACATTTTCGACTTGGCACCCGACGGCAGGATCTTCGAACCCAGCACGTTGTTCGGGCAATCAGCGCAGCTTGTGTGCACGGGCTTCTCGATCGATGCATCCGGCCGCAGTCCGTCGTTGGACCAGCAGTCAGGGCGAACATTCTCAGCCGCCTGATCGAACGCTTTGCCGTAGAACACCTTCGACACGCGCGGGTTGGCACCCACGATGATTGTGTCCAGAGTCGTGCCTACTACAGTCTCTACGCCGTCTTCGACAAGTCGATAACGACCTGCACGAATGCTGATCCGAGGAATGCTCGGGCCGTCGTTGACGATCGCTGCGGCGATAGCCGAGCGGGTGCCTGCTTGCTGGCGCGCTGCAATACGCGCTGCAATATGGGCTGGTACGTTTGCAATAGCACTCATTGAGTTTCCCCTTACTCGTCAGAACCAGAATCCGGCTTGGCCGTTGTTGCGTCTTGTAACTGCATACCTGCACGCATTGCGTTGATAAGTTCATGCTGCCGTGCGCTGCTTACATCGAAGTGTTGCTCTGCCATATGACGCAGAGCAGCGGTCTTTGACATGGCAGAAACGAGTGCAACAGCATTGCCATCAGCTTTGTTACGAATGATATAAACACGAGACATCTTATTTCTCCTGTGAAGAACTTTTGCGGAAGTTGAAGACACGGTTAGTCGAGAAGTTGACGCCGGGTGGCGGTTCGCCATGAGCCTCGATGAAGCTCTTGACCCCAGACTTCGACGCACGGGCCTCGACCATATCCCAAGCATCGTTCTCTTTGCAGTACGCAAAGAAAGCTTCACGCGACGCTACCGTCGCAGTGTTATGCGTAGACCAGTACCCCGTACCAACAGCGGTCTTAACCGTCTCTAGTCCGTCTTCCTGAGCCTTCGCAGTAAACCAGTTCTCAAGCACTACAAGTTTTTGTGTCAGGACAGCTTTGGCTGCCTTGTGTTCTGCTTCTAATTTGTCAATCTCTGCACGAGTCTCTAAGTAGCGTTCTGCTGCAAGTTCGTAGTTCATGATCGATTCCTTTGACTGTGTGTCCTACTGGTCACTGTTGACGCCGCGAACGAGCGCCAGGAATTCCGCCAACGTGTTCTGCTTGAGACGGAGTCGGCGGTATAACTCTGCCTCAAACTCTGTGGCCCAAATGTGCCACACAGTAGTTTTGCCGGTTGTAGACAACCGACGAATTCGTGCATTGGCTTGCTCGTACTGTTCGAGTGAATAAATAGGTGCGTACCAGATGATGTCTTTAGCGCGCGTCAGTGTCAAGCCATGTGATGCAACTTTTGGATGAGCCAACAATATACGAATGCTATCAGTGTGCTGGAAGTCATTGAATATCTGATCCCTGTTCTTCTTGCTCGTATCGCCGTTGACCAACGCTACGTCGTACTTGTCGATCTGTAACCGCTCAAAGAGCCATTTCTGCACGCCTTTCAGTGGGACGTAGATGATGACTTTGTCGCCGATCTCGTCCAGCAATTCAGTAAGCGTATTGTATCGCGCTGTTGCGTCGATAGCAATCGTTTGATTGTCGCCGTACACCACTCCACAGCAGATCTGCAACAATTTACTGAGCACCACCGCTGCGTTCGGAGCCGTGACTTCTCCCGCTGCAAAAACTGTTACGGCTTTGTCCTTCATATCCTTGAAGGCCTTGGTTTGCTGTGGTGTCATCTCCGTGCGTCGGCCTACGAAGTTCGTGTCAGGCAGGTCCTTGCACTCGTCCAGCGAAAAGCGAATCGACGGTTGTAAGACCTTCTTGCAGATATCAAGCGCGTCCTTGCGAGGCACCCACTTAAACGTGGTTACCTTCTGCATGACCATGTCTTTGAATGTTGTGTAACTCCGTGGCGCAAGTGGTGCGTCTACAAGTCGCGCAAGCGACCATGCATCGGTCGGCGTCTGTGAGATCGGTGTGCCGGTCAGCAACCACAGCCACGGCTGATTCGTCTGCACCCACTTGTAAAACGTCTTGAACCGCTGAGACCCCGGCGTCTTAAGCGCCGTTGCCTCGTCGTAGATCACGACATCGAAGCCTGTGAGCGACGACTGCATGTTGGTAAACCCGTCATGGTTGATGATGACGTACTGCACACCGGGCTGCGCCAACAACTCCTCCCGCTTCTGTCGGGTACCTGTGCAGATCACGAACGAGCGATGCGGCAGGTGATGACGCAGCTCACGACCCCATACCACCTTGACCGTCGAGAGCGGGGCCACGATCAACACTTTGCGAGCATGTCCCTCCTGCAACAGAAAGTCCGCAGCCCAGATCGAGCTGAGGGTCTTGCCCGTCCCCGGCGCATTGAGGCACAACGCACGCTTGTGCATCGTCAGAAACGCAGCCGTCTCCTTCTGATGCTCCATCGGTGCGAACCGCGCAGGCCAGTCGTAGAAGTGCAGGATGGGCGCAGGCACATGGAAGCCGAGGTTCTTCAGCACCAGCGACTCATCAATACCGTAGTCCATCGCCACGAGAGCTTCGCCATTGTGCGTGAACGCACGTGCATGCGGCACTGCGCTGGCAACGGCTGAGTTGGCCGTGCTGTTGATGACGATCTTCCGCTTCTCAGGGATTACAAGCATAGTGACACCCACGCTGCGAATTCGTTCTCGAACCAGTCGATGTTTGTCTCACGAACAATCCACGCCTTGCCGCCTGCGAGTATGAACACCTCAAGCTCTTTGGCCTGATGTGCGGTAAGGTCCCCTTTGCCGAACTTGGTCTCGACAGCAAACGCACACCCGTTTACATGACCGACAAAGTCAGGGATCCCTGCGCGACCGAAGCCGTTGGCAGACGGCATGAACCACCACAACCGCCCGTGTTGCGCCGCAACTTCCTTGAACAGCTTCTTGACTCGGGCTTTGACATCGCTTTCGTTCTTCATCTCTTTCTCCGTGGTCTTGCGTCGGGGCATATCTCTTGTGCAGGGCACCAGCCACACAGCGCTGACGGCTTGGGCGTAAACACGTCGACGTCTACCGTGTCCTGCACCTTCACAAACCGAGGCTCCAATGCCCCCCACAGTGCGCCAAGAAACCTTCGTTCATACGTTGCGTTTGTCGTATCGTTGTGAGCCAGCCAGATGAACGAGGTCTTGACCTTCTGCACCTGTGGGAAGTGCCACATGACCATGGCCGCGAACAACTGCAACTGTGATGGGTTGTCTTTGACTTTGCCGGTCTTGTAGTCGCAGCAGTACGCGGTCTCACCGTTGACAATCAGCACGTCTGCTATCGACCGCAGCCATACATCACCTGCAAACCAGTCGACAGGCTGAAGCTCGCGGTTTACTGCCATCTGATACTCGAAGTATTTCTCACCCGGTTGAGCCAGAATCTTGTCGACCAGCACTCCCCACCGCTCTCTCGTATCCTGTGACTCAGGGTCCGTGCCGACCTCACGCCCCTGTCCGATCGCCTCCAACACGGCATGGACACGTTCGCCATACTGCGTTGCTTCGCCACCCGTATCTTTGACTTTCTTGCTGACATACAAGTAATCGAATTTGGCTTCGCACTGCTCAAACGTCGACAGGCGACTGAAGGACAAGGGCATGAGTTTCGACATCAATGGCTCCGGTTATTTGGCTGCGCCGTAGCTCTCTCCATGCCCAGTCTCACAAGCGACAGGCAAGATGTGACGACACCACTTCGGTGCCATGGAGAGACACTCCGACATGTAGGCTTCTGCGTCAGCAAGTTCATCTTTGTGCACCACCGTCACCGCCTCGTCGTGAACCGACAACTTGATGGGGTAGCGCTCGTTGATGCGTGCAGTTTGCCACATAACGACTTTCATTGCAGCATGTTGTGCCAGATTTTCTACGACCTTGGGTCCGAAGATCCGTACGCGGTTCTTGCCCATCTGATACGTCCACTCTTTGCCGTCCCACTGAAGATCGTGGTACATGACACCGGGCTCGCCCGGGCGGCCGAAGCCCTCACGCTGCGTGATAAACCATCCGTTGTCATCGACTGGGATCAGGCTGCATCCGTTCGCAATGTCCGGCAGGATGACATCGTTGCAGTGCTTCCATAGCTCCACCACACGTCCATGCACTTGTCTGTACAGATCCACCACGGCGTAGGCCCGGTTGAGGTCGATGGGTGTGACAGACGGATCAGCCCGTGCTGCGATGCGTACCATCTCCACGAACCGTTCAGCACCCGCTCCGTATTGCAGACCCAGCATGGCGGTCTTGCCGAGGAACCGCTCTGCCTTGTCAGCCTTGGTGATCGTGCGACCAAACAACTTGCTCGCGAAGTCGCAGTACAGATCGACCCCCGCGCGGAGTTTGTCTAGGACATCGTCTTGTCCTGCGAGTGCCATTACCACACGAAGCTCAATGTTCGAGGAGTCGCCTGCCAGCACAACGTGACCCGGGGGCGCAAGCAATGCGTCCCGCAGTCCAGCCGACGGTCCGCGCGCTGGTAGGTTCTGCCAGTTGACCATATTGCCGCCAGAGTACCGACCTGTGGTCTTCGCACCCCAGAAGTTCAGGAACACCGGCAACGGTCCACGCTGAGTCATCTCGACAAACCGCAGTGCCCGCGTCTCTGCGATCGTGGTTTTCACACCGAGTCGTGCAGCAACCAGCGCTTGCACCTGTGGGTTGTCGTGCTCCAGCAGATCCGTGAACTCTTTGTCGGTCTTGGCGAAGGCGTACGTCTCCTTGCCCGTGGTCTTGCTGATCTTGCGAGGCGCAGACACACCGAACATCTCCAGTGCTTCAGCGAACTTGTCGTTCGACATGATCGTCTCGCGATCTACAAACGCTGAGTTCAGCAACTGCTCTTTGCGCTGCACCTCTGCCTGATACAACTCCTGCATCTTGTCTTTCTGCCCGATGAACTTGGGCTCGGTGAACATCCGCACCGTCATGTCGATCAGCCGCGCTTCAAGCGTCGGCGTGAACTTGTCCATCTCTTGTCCGATGCTGCGGCACAGCTCTGTGTCGTGCTTGCAATACTCGGCGTACTCGCTCAGGGCCTCGGGCGTGAAGTCCTCACGACGCTTGCCGATCGCATCCAGCACAGCCGTGCCCTTATCAGGCAGGTTGTAGAACTTCGCCATGTTCGCGAGCGAGTGTGACGGCAGCCATGGGTGCAGCATCCGAGCTTGAGCCACTGTGTCCATCCACAGGAACGGACGAATGCCGAACTTCTGTGTGAGGATGAACCCATCGAACATCGTGTTGTGGCAGCGCACGGCGCTGGTCCGCCATTCGAACTTGTTCAGCCACCGCTGAGTCTCTTCGAACGTACCGCTGAACCACTCAGGCGGGTTATTGTTCACAGCCACACAAACCCCGATGACCTCGAACTGCCTGTCAAGCACGTACGCATCAGTCTGCATCTTCGACAACGAGAAGTCGCGGTCGTAATATGTCTCCATGTCTACCGTCAGGATGTCCATTCTTATTCCTTCTCTAAGTTGCTAATTGCCAGTCGCTTCAGTATCAGGTCGCTGATGTCTGCTGGTGTGTGGGCTATGAACGTCTCTCCATTGATCCGCACCACGTACCCATTGACTGCGTTATGAACTTCCATGCTGATGACGGTGTTGCCGGGGTATAAGGATCTACCGACAGCGATGTTGGTGCTGTGAGTTCCCAACCCCAACTTGCCCGATGAGTCTATGCTCATGTCATGCGATGGTGAGTAATACGGAACCGAAGTTGTCAACGCTTTAGCCTGTTGATTAGTCGTATCACTTTGGTACATGTCCATCTCCCGGGTGTTGTTGGGCTAGCTGGTCACGGAGTTGTTGGCTCAGCACCTTAGCTTCCAAGCAGAGCGTACGAGCCTCGACAAAGTTCTGGGCACACACCTGCCGCCAGATCTGATCGACCCGCGCTTTGAGTTCCAGATACACACCACTGTAGTCAACGATCGGTTCATTCATCTTTCATCCTCCGTGCAAATTCAGCCATGAGTTCTTGTGCAATCGCCTGTATGGCATAGGCCTCCTGCTCGCTGGCAGGCGTACGCTCACCAATCGTCTCGGTGTACCACTGCCACACGTGTACCGCCTCATGCACGAGCATGCCTGCAACTTCAATCGGGCTACGATCTTTGTAGTCGCCTACGCATACGACGGACGTGATGGCACCCTCTTTATTGATCATATGGTGACTTGTTGCCCCAGCATTTTCTGAAACCCACTGATTGAAGTATATGACCTTGAGTTCCTTCATCACTTGCAGGTACTCGACCTCGGTCAGACACAACATCAAATACGGACCCGGACGTGCAACACGTCTATCCAACCATTTAGTTTTTCGTTTCAACGCTCTACTCCATTCAGCCGATCAGCAACAAGCTGCGCGTATCCTGCAATGTCCACCCACGAGTCTGCGTAGTCCGGGTCGCCGTTGATGATGCGGCCGATCTTGTGAGCAATCATCTCAAGCGCTTCGCGCTGATCTGCGGCCAGCACAAGGTTCGGGCGGCTGTTGAACATCACCGACTTGATCGCCTGTGTGACCTCCGCATGTCCAGTGAACTTGCCGTACCGCTTACCGCGCTCGTTAAGCGTAGCGGTGATATTGGTCGCTTCCATGTTTTTGTAAACCTCTTCTTCTGCTGGGGTTGTGACCCACGTGTTGATGACATCACCTAGTGTATACAGCGTTCTTTCCATGGCTAATCCCATAGTTTGAGTGTTTGTTGAACCTCTACCTTTCCGCACAGCAGGCATTTGCGTTTGTTGACGAATGCAGCGCTGTCTTCTCGGTATTCCCAGTTTCCCCATACATGCCAACATCGATCAGTGAGCATGCGTGCTACGAAAAAGATAAAGGCACCTATGAGCAGGTACGAGAGGTTCTCTAGCATGGTGGTTCTCCCAGTTCAGTGATCAGGTCATCGTAAGTTGCCGGTGAGTCCTTCTCCGGCGGAGGTGCTGTACGTGAATGAGTGATGAGAGTCTTCGGGAACGGCCATGGTACATCAACTTTCTTAGGCTTGTCACTATCGTTCGAGTTTTCCATTGGGGTCACCCATACCTTCGACGGTTACGTTTTCAACGGGCATCTCATAAGTAGACCAGCGGTTGTCACAGCTTGTGCAATCGCGCAGTCTCCACTTCCACCCAAACCGAGTGTCACGACGACTTTCTTTGACTTGCGACTGCCATGACCCGCATTCGGTGCACTGACTCATGCTTCCTTCTCCTTCTCATTTCGCACTACTCGTATTGGATCGAGGTTGATGAACAACTGCACAAGGCGTGGCACCTTGTCTTCGGCGATCCATCGTTTCACAGTACGTGGGGGTACATCGATGTAATGAGCGAACTCGGCCTGCGATACCCCCAGATGTTTCAGGTACTCACGTAGGGTCACAGTTCTTCTCCTTCAGCTTTGCTTCGATGGCTTCAAGCGTTGATGCGCTAATGATGTAAAAACCAACTGGCGTATCCGGGTACCACTGTAGTGTCCAAACGCTATCGGTTGCGACTGCTTTTTTCCATTCCTGATCGCTGATGAATTGTTCACGGTTGTAATATTTTTCGACCGTTTCATAGTAGTCACGATGATCATTGTGAGACAAATACAAGCCGCATTTGTGTTCTGGCAGCCAGTTCATGTGTTCTTCTCCTTTAGCTTTGCTTCGATGGCATATTTGAAATCCATCAACGTGTGGTAGTTGAACTTGTAGGTGTGGCTATGGGCTGGGTCGGAGCTGTGCTTGTACTCCCAGCATTTGCGGTGTGCGATCTCTACCATCTCCTCATCCGTCAGCCCGACCCATTGGCGCGGTGCAGTGTAGAGAGGCACCGTATGTGGTGGGTCTGGCTCCATCACAAAACAATCGGGCCAGCCGTGAATGCGCTCGTCAACGTAAGCGACGGGTTGCTGCGTGATGGTAGGCGGTGCAGTGTAGAGCGGCACAAAATCAGGCAAACGCTTCGTCGGTTCGACGCGGCACATCGACGGCTCTCGCTGTGCGCTCTCTAGGTGAGTGCGCGGAATCCATACCGGCGTAGCTTTCTGTCGCGCACAGACCAAGCAACCATCACCGGGAATCAACGCTCGCCAGCCGCATTCCTTGCACAGTTCGAGTGAGGTTTGGTCGTACTGCTCGATGGCAGCGCGGAGAGCGGTGATGATTTGCTCGTCAATTTCATCGCCGTGACTATGGAACTCAAGCGCCTCCAACGCCTGCTTCATTGTTTCGATGCTCATAGCCAACTCCCTTTCAATATGACGTAGTACAGACGGTTCCGGATCATTCCTTACCTCTTAATTCATCCGTTGTTCTGATGTTAGTCGGCACAGGTAACAACCGTCCTGATCTTGTACGCCATTTCCACCGCATGCCGACAACTGCGCGATAGAGTTCATAACCGTAGCCGTCATGGTTAAAAACGTGCTCACGAACATCTTCCTCGACCCCGCCATATACAAACCCTCCGCACTCGTCTTGCAGCCAGTTGCGCACTCCCATGCAGTGCGAACAGGTTTTGTGGTTGGTAAATTTCCCATCAAAGACAAAAGCATCGACGTGATACCGCTCGCCAGCATCAATGACGCGAAAGCACTCGCGGCATTTGTGCGGAGTCTTGGCTGTTTGAGTTTTTTCGCGTAGCAACTCTACGTACTCAGCATCATCGGTCATGCACATGATTAGTCCGTCCTGTTTTAGTATTTCCACGTAGCAGCTTTCACTGCCCACATCTGCCCGGTCTGAATCTCGGTAATGGCAATGCTCGCCATCCGTGCAATCTCAGCGTTGGGTTGGTTTGTACGCAGCTCGTTGATCTCGTCAATTAACTCAGCGGCCTTTCGCTTGATTTCATCAACCGTCGGGTCGTTGCTGGGGTTAAACGTCAGGCCAACTGCTTTCATACCAAAGGTCAAATCACTCATTTCAAGCTCCTGTTGCGGTTAAAAAACTTTTGACGCTCATAGCTCAACTCCAAAATGTTTTTTCAAGACACGAGCAACTTCGTGACCACTTACCCCAGAATTGCCGTATACAAATTCGAACAAGTCGGCACATTCCCTGACAATCAACTCGGCAAACGCCTCTATTTCATCGCCTACCAATGAATCCTGCGAGCAATCGTTCAGCCCGTTAGTCTTTTCAAACTCTGCTCCGGCTCGTTCAGCAAGTTCACGGATTCGTTTGTTCATCTTCGCCTCCACAAAAATCGCAACGTCAGTCCATCAACGAAGTTCTTCTTGAACCGCGTCTCAGGTGCCCAGATCACATAGCCAAGCACGATGCCCACGGCCCAGCCAATGAAGAAAAATTTGGTCATTTCTCACCTCGTGCTTTTGCAATGGCGGCGCGGTCTCCACCGATCAATCCATGCGCTATATGGCCACATACAGTTAGATCAGCCCTGCGAAGGTTGTGCTCTGCAATCCACTCCAGCGTTTCCAGCAGTTTCTGATTGAGCTCATGCAGGCGGCGCAGTTCGGCGGCGGCTTGCATCATGTGGACCACCTGCGTCCATTCGCCTTCAAGCTGGTCAGCCAACCGCAACGCTTCGGGTTGTGTGCTCATATCTCCCCCTGCAGCACTTTGGCTGCGTGCAAGTAGTAGTTGTACTGACCACCAGACCGCTCGTGCAGGCGCTCCAGGATCAGGATGCACCGATCACGCTCGTAGGCTGCAACACGCTCTACAACGCGCATCAGAAATGCCAGATCCTTCTCTGGCGTCTCCGATAGCTCCCAGAACGCTCCGGCCTCGGCAGCGATCTTCAGGATTTTGTTTTGGTTCATTTCTCACCTCTGTATCGGATGGCTGCGGCGCACTCGGCTGGTTGCATTCCAACGTCACGTGCCTGAAACCTGTCGCAGATAGCCGCACACGCTTCACGCTCGGCCTTAACTGCTTCACGCACCGCAACACACGCAGGACGCTGGCACTCAGCGTGGCAGGTGTGGATGCCGTCGTAGGACAGGTGCTGCTCGATGAGGGCGGCGAAGCGGTAAAGCACTGCAAAATACATGTCGTCGGCAAAGCTATTACCCGGCTCCGCACGAATCCCAGCCTCCCGCGCCATGCGGATGATGTAGTCTTTGTTCATGAGAACTCCCTGCTGCTGAACGCATACCCGTCAGGGTCATCCCAGTCGTACTCAGGGTTGAACCATGAATGCGGGTCTTTGCGCCCCTGATCGTTGTGTTGCAAGTTTTTAGCCCCGCTGGGAATTACATAGTTTGGTGACTTGTACGTCTCAATCATCGCAACGAATTTCTCGTACGGAATTATATCTCCGTACTCGTCCTTGATGATCTTGTCCTTGAGAAACTCCTTCCATGCCTGCCACGATACCAATCGCTCAGGACGGTAGCCATGAAAGCTAAAGCTCCACCCGTACGATGATTTGCCGATGTGATATGCCCGGTCGTACCGGTCGCAGCATTCACACAGATTCTCAGCAACGTAGTAGTTAGTTCCCATTGGTCTTCACCTTGTAACTCGGTTCAATCAACTTGCGAATCTCCGGCGGGATCTTCGGCAGCGGATACCACGCGATGTACCAGTCGTCTTTGCCGTCCCACCACCACGTCTGTGCAATGCCTGCCCTGTTCAGCAGCAACACCTTCGGGCCTGTTGGGCAGGTATCCATCGGCATCCAGATCAATGCCGGGTCAGTAATCGCTTCTTTATTGGATCTCACGGTGCGGCTCCTGCGGACCTAAGAATTTCTCCAACCGTACGATTGCCTCGGTGTAGTACGCAGCCATGTGAGCGTGATACTCCGCTGCGCTCTGATGTTCGAGCAGCAGGCGTCGAGCGTCATCGAGTTGCTTCTGAGCGATCTTGTGAGCAGATGGTTTGCTGAACATGATAGTTTGCCTCCAGTGATTGAGTTGGTTAATCCCACGGGATTAAGCGGTGCGTCGAAAGATCACAGTACCCACGACCTCGCCCTTGTGGACGATCTCGTATTCCTTGCCTACGTGCGTTGCACCTGCACGCTCCATGTCGCTCAGCATCACAGTCATCGACCGACCGAGTGTACTGATGAACACAGTGCGTGCTGCGTTGTCTATCGTGAGCCAGTCGTCCCGGCTCACGATGTTGACCCCCAGTTCCTCGAATCCCCGCACCAGCTTTGACTCGATGCGGATCAGTCGGTTAATAACATCTCGTTCACTCATTAGAGTTCCTTGGTTAGAGCGGTACTTTGACGGCAGTGCCGAACGGGGCCGTGTAATTCCCCCTACCGATGTTGGCCCAGATGACCGGGCATGGCGGCTCAACGCATTCATCGAGGTCGCCTTCCATGTCCGTGAAATAGATGATCCCCGCATAGTGTTCTCCTGTTTCATCAAAGTGTTCGAATACAGGTTGGAAGCGTGTGCCGCCACCGCCCTTGGGTTTAAGTTCCAGCAAGTCGTCGCGCTCGAATCGCTCAGTATGTGTGACGTTGTAGTCGCAGTACACCACCTCGACAAACGCAGGTTGGAGATCATCGACGATCGCCTGCAACTCGGCGGCGATCTGATCACACTCCTCCTGCCCCATCGAGCCTGACGTGTCGAAGCCAATACCGAGCCCACCGAGTGCCTCGGTGCGAAGCGAAGGCAGATACAGACCCGATGCAATGAACCGCCGTGACGGCCGCATGTAGGTGTAATCCGCAGCCGCTGACTCGGTCATCATCGAGCGCAGCACGTCCTGCCAGCGTACGTTGGCTTTGCCTGTGTTGGCAAGAATCCGGTCGATGAGCGCAGACCCGTGCCCGCAGTCCTTGGCCATCTTCGCAGCAGTGACGATCGTTGCCTCCATGTCGGTGCGTGTGGCCTCGTCGACTGCATCCTCAAGGTCGCCTGTGCCATCGAACCCACCAGCCATGGGCTCACCCTGCTCATCACCCTGACCGTTACCGTCCTTACCCCCACCCTGCTGTTGCTGCTGTTGCCTCTGCTCCTTCAGTTTGTCGTAGACAAACTCGGACGAATGCTCGTCCCGCACCCACCGCAGGTTCACACCGCCCTCGGGCAACTCGTAGTTCCGAGCACGAATGTAGGCGTTGATGATCGCGTCGTTGGCATAGTTCCAGAGTGCAGGGTCACGACCCTCGCGCCGCCACATGTGCATCAGCACCACGTGACACGACTCGTGCAGCACGAGACCGAACAACTGCTCGTCGGTGATCTTGTCCATGAACGCAGCACCGTACTTCACAACCGATCCGTTGGTCATGGCGGTCGACACTTTGTCCGATACCTCACGCTTCACACGTGTCATCACAGCTGCAATGAACGGCTCGCGCAAGCCCAGCTTGCTGTATGCCAGATCCAGTCTTTGAGTGTGGCTTTCCATCTTAGTTCTCCAGTGCGTATATAGCTTCAGCATGACGCTTGGCGTCATCAACCGTTGCAAACCAGTGAAACCCAAGTTCAGGGTTGTTGGGAAACGACAGCACAGTCTCTCCTTTGTTCCGACGCTTCTGCATTTGTGGTGACATCCACGCCATGATGTTGATATGTGCCCACCTGCTGTACACAAGCCTTTGGCCGAGTCTGCGATTTACCCTGCCGACAAGCTGGTCAGGTCCGTCCTGCTCGACCCACTCGATCATGTCAGTTCTCCAATGCGAACAGTGCCTCGACGTACACCTTGGCCTCGCTCAACGTGGCATGCGCCGACAAGTCATCGAAACTGCCGCGTGTCACGATAAACATACCGCCATCCGCGAACACCCCAGCCTCGTTGTACGTGGGCCGCACGATGGCAAAGGTCTCCCGCACGTCATACGAAGCACCACGGCGATACTTGGCCTCCTGCACCCTGATCGCTATGTGTACTCCTGTGACGGTCTTTTCCCATTGCAAGCGTGCACGCCCTGTGTACGGGTGCCTGATCGTTGCCATGTCAGGTGCGTGAGAACGCTTGCTGGACAGTCACCCCCCATGCCGAGAACGCAGGGCTCTGAGCGATCGTCTTGTCACGCCTGTACGCAAGCTTGATGGTAAGCGTCTGGATGTCGGCTGGCATCTTCTGCAAGAACTTCCATGCGTTGTCGAAGTTGGCAGCGGTGAGTCGTGTGGCCATACCCATGGCTACGCAATACCGCACGTTGAGTTCCTTGGGCACAGGTACATCTTTGCCTTCGAGAATGTCATCGATGCGCGGCATTGTCTCGAACACCCGCAAGTGCGTCTCGAACACCATGGCTGCCTCCTCGCCGATGTCGCCTTTGTTCATCTCGACCCGATCAGCAACGGGCAGGTCCAGCTCAAGGTTGGCAGACACCGCGAACCACGCACGAGGCGAGGGGAACGGCCGAATGTCACCCGTGGGCTCGAACTTATGCAGCAGGTCAGGGCGATCCCGCAGGAACGACAGGATCTCAGGGCGAATGCCGCAGGTGATCGCATGGTTGGTGAAGTCATCGATCGTGGTGATGACCTCGACGTCACACAGACGATTCTGTAGGGGTGCAGCGATGTTGTACGTAACGCCTCGGTCGCTCTTGCGATTGCCTGCTGCGATGACCATCCACGTCGACGGTATGCCGAAGTCCTCGGGTGTGAGTGTGAGCTGATACGCAGCAGCCTGCACCGCAGGCGGAGCTGAGGTGATCTCGTCCAAGAACAGAATGCCTGCACCGTCTGCTGGCAAGAAGTCAGGCCTCGCCCACTGTGTACGCCCGTTCACGACGTGAGGTATGCCACGCAGGTCGGTGGGATCCATCTGTGCAAGGCGCAGGTCGACGACGCCCTTCCAGTTCTGCACATGTTCAGCGAGCAACGCGCTTGTCTGGAACACGACCTCAGACTTGCCAATACCCGACGGCCCGCGCAGAAACACAGCACGACGGCGAGTCTTCTCGTTGAGGTAACGCTTCACGAGGATGGGAGTTACATGTTGAATACGCATGATGCTTCCTTTCAGTTGTGAGTGATGAAGTGATGAGTGACTGCGTTAATCCCGTGGGATTAGTTGGTACTACTGGGTACTGCGGGGTACTACTCTAACGCCAGCTTAGCATACTCTACAAGTGTGAACACATGCAACGACGGCTGGTGCTCGCTGCGTTTGTAGGTCTTGTCCTGCCAATCATACGACACTGCCTCAGCCGCACACAATGCTTTGAAAACCTCCATGCCCTCGTCGACGGGCATGATGATGCTGTGCGGAAACTCAAGGCGCACGTAGCGATGCGGTTGTCCTGATGCGTTGGGCTTAGTCATGTCTCAATCCTCCAGCATAGCGTCGATGGCAGCCAGCAGTCCAGCACTCTGTGTGTGGATGTCACGCCGCTTGTCCGGGTCGTCACGCAAGGTCTGGGCACGGGGCACCGTGTCAATGATGTTCTTACCCAAGGCCAGCATGTCGTCGGGCAGCACGTCAGCGAAGTCATGCAGCAGGTTGATCTCCTCGATGATGTTCTCGACCAGCGAGTCACGGAAGATCGGTGACTTCACCACCGTGGCTCCCCGCTTGTCTACCACCTCACGGTCGGGCTTACCCGTGGCCTCGTTAAGACGCAGCACTACCCGACGCAAACGCTCAAGCGGCGAGCGCAGCATAGCCTCCACCGACTCACGTGCCGCCGCCTCGACCTGACTGCGCAGGGTGTCCAGCTCGGTTTCTTGCAGTGACACACGGAAGTCGCCCATGTCAGTCACCGGACGGTACACCACACGCCAGCGGAACTGGTCGCGTAGCTCTGTCACGTCTGGGTACACACTCTGGTCGAACAGCGCACCCTGTGACTGCTGTGCAGTCAGCATGACGTTGGTCCAGTTGTTGAGGAACGCAGTCACGGCTTGGTTGAACTCAACCTCGAATTTCGACATCCGCTCGGCGAAGGTCATGAACCGTGCTGTGGGCAGCAGGTCTGCACCCCGATCCCAGCGATACGTCGTGCTGTCGATATACGCACGTGCCGAAGATTCCACCGTGATGATGGGCTGCACCAGACCCCGTGGGTACAGGTCTTTGCGATACTTCCCGGCACCGTGCGCGTCGTTCGCCGCCTCGGCATCCTGCGTTGCCTTGCGATCGGTCTGTGTCATCTGCGGCTTGCTGACGCTCAGCGAAACCAGCAATGCATGGTCTTTGAGAGACATGATGTTGCTCCTGTAAGTGATGAAGTTAATCCCGTGGGATTAGGCGGTACTGCGTGGTGTTGCAGATGAGGGGGTGTTCTCCCACTCAACAAACATTATACCAATATACCTGTAGCTTGTCAATCGAAGGGCAGCGAGAGCTGGTCGTGTACTGCACCGCTGTCGATCTCCATCCATTTCCTGCAATCTTGCCAGAGTTCCTCGACAACCGCCTCGTTGTACGTCATATCGAACGAACACAATCCTCCTAGACCCTGTGCGTACTGTTCCATGGGCTCGCCCTCATCGTCGAGCGGCATCACCTCGATAACCGCCCACCACCAGTCTGCGGTGTACCACCCGCGCAGGTAGTCATAATCGGCGTTGACCGCCGCCATGAGGGCGTTGTGATCGGTCGAATCTGCACCGTTCCACTGTTCTTTCCGAGCTTTTTGCAGTGACATCCACACGTCGTAATACCGTGGCCACGAGCGCAAGGCTTGGTCATCGAGACGCTGCATCATGTCAACACGCAGGCGCAGTTCTACCGCCTCGTCGGTGTTCTCCTCCTCAGCGTAGGCCAGTGAGTCCTGCACCGACTGGTAGTCATCCTGATCCAGCACAACCCCATGGCCGTCGTTAAGCACGTCGGGTGGTGTCATGTCGGCGTCGTAGTAGAAATTGACGACGTAGCTCAGGCCTGTGCGTGAGCAGTCACGGGTCTCTGAGTGGTACTTGTCACAGGCTTTCATGGACGATACCTCCTTTGTTGTTGATGCCGATCAGGTCGGCACGTGACGTGATGAGCATGTAATTGCTCTTGTGCATGGGTGCCACGGTGTGTTTATGCTGGCGTGACTCTGCCTCACCGCATGACAGACACGTTGCATAACCCAACGCCTTGCGCGCGTCGGGGTACGGTGCGTCGCACACTCTGCACTGAGGTATGGGTTTGGTGAGGTCGATGTGTGTATCAATGAACATGGGTTGCCTCTCGTGGGTTCTCTGCGTAGTACGCGGCGTTCACGTCATACACCTGTGACACGGCTTCCATGAACACGTGTTTGGGTACTTTGCAGTAGATTGTGAAGTCAGCGAGGATGTCAGTCAGCACCATGGCAATCAGGTTCGGTGGTAGTGCTGGGCCGTGGATGGCGAGAGCCTCGATGATTGCTGAGCGCAGCGGGTTCTCGGGATGGTTTGTGGGGTTGTTGGGTTGGTTGCTGGTTGTCATTTCAGTTCCTTTGGTAAGTCGATGGTGTCGCCAAGTTTGCTGGCAACGTAGCAGCGCATGGCTGCGATGAGTGGGGTGGGGCCGCTAACTTTGCACCCCGCTGAATCGGATATAGCCCACCACGGCGCAGTAGACGGGTGCCTAGGTGCCGACATGCAAATAAATTCCCTCTCAATGATCGGCCCGCCCTGCGCCCAGTTGGTTGATGGGCTGAATCTAGCCCCTGCCCGCATCAGCAGGCACCGAGTGATCCCGTCGTCGACGTACTCGACGGATACCCCCTCACACTTCGCCACTGCCCAGTCGAGGGCGGCACCCTGCAAGTTCTCTGTTCTCATCGTTTCTCTCCTCGTACCACGTACACGTGGTCGCAGTGTTTGCATCTGATGGTGGACACGCCACCCTCGCGGGTGGCACGGAACCTCATGACGATCACGTCGGTGTGTGCACACCGTGGGCAGGCTGTTACCGGCACGGCTCACCCAGCCTTTCCATGTAAATCCGCAGGATCTCGTCATCCTCGAAGTCATTGCTGAACTTCCTCAGATCCGAAGCGCTCTCATCCTGCACCCAGAACGAAAACCCGGATCTGATGTCCTCAACCTCGTACGCCCAGCCGTTGCCATACGACGTGATGAGGTACTTATCATCGTGTGTGCTGTATGTCTGTGAGTTCATCTCGTTCTCCTGTGTCTTAATCCCGTGGGATTAGTAAGTTCTCGGCGTGATGTCGTTCAGCGCCAGCCAGCCCTGCGCTGCTGCCTTTATGCTCTCCGGGGTCTGCATCATCGTCTCGGCCATGGCGATATACCCCGCGAACTCCTGCACCATGGTTGCGTCGATGCAGTCTGCGGGGATGTCCACGGTCATGTGCCTGATGGCATTGGCTGTGTGACCGATGATGTTCCGCAGTGCCTGAAGTCTCGTTGCAGTATGCACCCCCTTGCGCGCGGCTTGGATCATGTAGTGCTCGACACGGCCATGGATGTAGCTGTGCATGTGTGAGTGATGCCGCAGGTTTGTGTTGAAAGTGGATGAGGTGTTGGTGTGGTAGATGCGGGGCGCGGTGTCGGTAGCCCTGCACTGACTGATGTACGCTGAGCGGTACATATCCTTATGTCGACGGGTTGATGGGCTGAAGCTGTTGTGATGCAGCCAGAGTTCGGTGTGGGCTGTGTGCTGGTTGTAGACCAGCAGCGCCACGCAGGTGTCGTAACTGATGCCCATTGCGGTGTATCTGAACAGGGCGTTGGGATCCATCGAGAGGGGGAACAGTGCGTTGGGTTCGACACGCATGCGTGAGGCTTTGAGCGGCCGTTGCATGGTGAGCTTCCCGTCGATCGGCATAAACTGCCCGAAGCGACGCGCTACGTCTGCATGAGTTGCCATGGTCTGTGCTCCTGTAAGTGATGAAGTAGGTTGGTGAAGCTGTGGTGCTAATCCCGTGGGATTAGGCGGGGCCTGCACTGGCCTTGACCAGCAAAAGACATTATCCCACCGGGGCGTCGGCGTGTCAAGTCAAGCTGCGGGTATGTTTGAGTGAGTAGATTGTGGTGGTTATGTAGTGGATATGTTTTTATGAGTAGATTGGAGGGGGTTTAGTAAGTTACGGGTATGTTTGAGTGAGTAGATTGGTAGAAATAAGTTGCGAGTATGTTTGCGTGAGTAGATTCCTGCACAAGAGGAAGGCGGGTCGGGTTGTTTTTGGTGGGGGCTGTGGATATCTACTCATAAAAAGTTGCCCGTGGGATGTTGATTTTGACTATTTCTGTCTACTCATAAAAAGATTATATATGGATGTAAGTTGTGGGTATGTTTTACTGAGTAGATCGGATTTTAGATTGGAGCGTAGTCAAAAATGTTGATTTTTAGGATGAGCGGAATCCTGCAAGTGATTGATTTCCCTCACTTTAGATAATTAGTTAGTTTTTTGGAGCAGAGAGAGATTTCTTTGGCGGGGTTGGTGAGGATTACGTGGGCAACTTTTCGTTCACGTGTTGGAGGGGCGGTCAAACTTTTCTGTCTAGTTTTGACTAATCTAAATACATAACTAACTAATGCCTATCTTTTGTGCAGATTGAAAAAAAAATCCTTTGCAGATCAATGACTTAGTTTACGAATATTAACTTCGTCACGTAATCTGTAGATTGCTAAAATCCGGTGCACGCAAGTCCTTGATTTTGCTCACATTTGTCAATCTACAACACATGCAATATAGTGCATGTCCTGTGGATATCTACTCAGCCAAACATACTCGTAGTTTGTCGAAATTCTGTCTACTCAGTCAAACATACTCGTCAGATAACCAATCTACTCAGTCAAACATACCCGCCACGTAATCCCATGGGATTAGCCCACCGTCGTTCGTCGTTCGTCGTTCGTCGTTCGTCGTTCGTCGTTCGTCGGTGCGCAGCCCGACGCGCACTGCGACGTTTCGCGCCACGCGCCCGCGCGAGCGTGATAGTAGGCCTGCCCGGGATGATAGTAGTTTGTTCAGACGCAAAAAAGCCCGCTCCGGTTTCCCGGGCGGGCTCGGAGGGTTGCGGGGCTTGCGCCCCGCCTTGGTTTACGCTGAGGCCTTGCCCTTGATGACCTTGCCAGTTGCGGCCTTGTTCAGACTGTATCCGCATTCAATCAGACGCGCCACGATGCGCGGGTGATATACCGCATCTTTGAGGTATTCCTCGAGGTTGTCGAGCCATGCCGAAAAGGCGTCAACTTCAGTCTTGTCAACTGTTGCCGGTTGCGCCACGGGCGCGGCCGGTTTTGCAGCGGGTTTGCGACCTCCGCCTGTCTTGCGGCCGAACCCATGGGTTTCGCGCACCTGCTTTGCAGCATCGCGCATCGCATGCTTGCTCAGGTCGACTGCCTCGCCTGCGGTGATTTGCTGATCGGCAAGCTTGCCATCCTTGCCCATGGTACGCACGGAAACCGGACACTGCGCGGCCGCAAGGATCGTCAAGGCGTCAACGAACAATGCGCGCACGTTGTGGCCTGCGGCCTCGAAGTCGGCCTTGTACACTGCCGCCACGGCCGCGATACGCTCTGCGATCGGCTTGGACCCGTTAAGCTGAACGGCCGCAAGCTTGGCGGCCTCACGGGCCTTTGCCAGCATTGTAGTGGCGGCCGCGCCTGCCTCAAGAATCAGGGAACCAACGGCCGCGTCGCGGGTGAGAACAACGGGAAGGGTTGCTGCTGTCATGACAATCTCCAAGTATTCCGGGCAAGCCCGGCAAGTATCCGGGGGTCCGCCCGGCCGGCAGTCGCATTTGCAACGTGAAACAAGTATATAACAAATCCGTAGCTTGTGCTAATCCCATGGGATGGGATTATTTCGCGCCCACGCATGATAGTAGTTGGGTAGGTGTGGCGCACGCTGGCGCAGCCGCGTCAAGCTCAGCGGCCCGGATTACATGATAGTAGTTGGTCTGGCCCGCTATGCGGGCCGCGCGCTAGCGCGCGAGGTGCTCGACGACCTGCCACGTCCAGAAGGCGACGACAGCGGCGAGGGCGATGAAGGCGAGGGGTTCGCGAAGCATGCTGATCTCCAGTGATTAAGTGCAGCTATATTGTATAGGTATTCGACGACTTGTACGCAGGCAACGCGGCCGGACATGATAGTAGGCAAGGGGGGTACAGGACCCCCACCCGCCCCCTCCCCGGGGGAGTGGTTTTATCCGTCACCCTCATAACTTTCCTCATTTTTCAAAGTCCGACATCCACGTAACATATCCACAACTTACTCTACCCCCCTTGCACCCCGACAAAAGTTCTGTTAGGTTCGAGTCATGCATAGTGCGATTCATGCCGATCAATTACTTCGTAGCGTAGCGTTAGCCGTAGCGCGTAACGCAGTGGGCGCAATGCGCCCAGAAAACGAGGTAGCGGCTTCGGAAGGGATAACCGTGCAGGAATTGCGGTCAATCTCACAGAATCCGCAGTTTCAGCGCTATGTCGACACGTTTACAACTGAATTACGCGACTCAGGGTTCTCTTTTGCAGCGAAATGTCGTGTGCTGGCCGAAGATCTGTTGCCGAACGCATACCACATGGTCAAAGACCCTGACGTACCTGCCGCAGTTCGAGCAAAAGTCATCGAAAATCTGGTGGAGTGGGCTGATTTGAAGCCCCGTCGAGACACCAATACCGCTGCTCAGGGTGCAGGATTCAGCATTACGATCAATTTGCCGAGTGCAGCCCAGATTGCCCAAGGAAAAACCACAGAAATCGTCGAAGTAACGACGGTTGACGAGCAACTTACCACGTCACCAACCCCTCAGATTGCATTTGAGGAGCCAGAGGATTACGAATACGCTGGTGACGACATCTACGCCTGAGCTTTTCCGTGACGCACTCGGTTATTTACACCCCACCCCTGTCGCTTGCTGGCTTTCTGACGTCTGAGTCGTTCATTTCGCTCGTGTCAGGCCCGGTTGGGAGTGGTAAATCCAGTGCAGCCATGATGAAAATCGCCTACCACGCAAAGCAGATGCGCGCAGGTAGAGACGGTGTGCGACGTTCACGTGCAGTAGTGGTGCGAAATACCAACCAGATGCTGACGGATGCGACGATTCCGACGTTTATGACGTGGTTTCCAGAGGGTACTGCGGGTCACTACGCACGCACAGACAAGCGTTTCTTCTTGCGGTTTGATGATGTCGAGTGCGAGGTGCTGTTTCGAGGCCTTGACGATGCGAACGACGTACGTCGTCTGCTGTCTCTGGAATGTTCGTTCGGTGTGCTGGACGAGTATCGAGAGATTCACCCGGACATTTTCAACGCATTGCAGGGTCGTGTGGGGCGGTATCCGTCGGTGGCCAATGGCGGCTGTGTGACAGACACAGGGGATCCCAACCATCACATATGGGGTGCGACGAACGCGCCTGACTCGGATACGTTCTGGGAAGAGTACATGTCCAGCCCACCGTCGACCGCGCAGATATTCATGCAGCCGTCGGCACTCTCCCCTGAAGCGGATTGGAAAGAGAATCTGATTGCGGGTTATTACGAGACACTGGCGGAAGGTAAGACCGAGGATTGGGTAGACGTCTATATCCACAACAAGTTTGGGCGCAGTCTGTCGGGTACTCCGGTGTATCAGCGTTCGTTTGTGCAGGATTTTCACGTGTCCGACGAGCCTCTCAAGGCCATACACAGCCCGAGTTATCCCATAACACTAGGTGTGGACTTTGGGCGCACACCTGCGGTGGTGTTTATGCAGCGGGATCCGCGTGGGCGGGTGTTGGTGCTGGATGAGTTGACGTCGGTCAACATGGGTATTGAGACGTTTATCAGAACAGAACTCAGTCCGTTCATAGCCAATCACTATCCGGGGTATGACTTCGTGGCGGCACCGGACCCAGCGGGGTTTATGAAACAGCAGTTAAACGAGATGACGCTCGTCGATGCGCTGAAAGAGGCTGGGTTTCGGTGTGTCAGACCGCCGACGAACGACCCGGAGAAACGCATTGCAGCGGTGGAGCGTCTGCTGGCTCAGCAGATCGATGGGAAAGCGATGTTTCTTGTGTCACCCACGTGCAAGCAGTTGATAAAAGGGTTCAGGTCCGGCTATCGGTACAAGCAGAAAAAGAACGGCGAGGTTGAGGATCGGCCGGAGAAGAACGAGTCATCGCACGTGCATGATGCACTGCAATATGGGTGCGCGGTGATTGACATGAACATACGCGGGTTTGGGATACAGCCTGCACGCAAAGAGATCCGTCGCGTTCGGTACGCCTACACCTGACACTGTGCAGACTTGACAGATCGGGGTACAATGCGCTAACGCCCGTGGAGGCCGCATGTCGTTTTTCTACCCGTCGATTTCGTTCGAAGACCTCACCGAGCCTTTTGAGCTTCAGGTGGCACGAGGACAAGTGCCGGGGCATCGCGTCGTTCATGTGTTTGGGTACAACCCGGATATTGACTCTGGGGTAGAAGAGACGGTGTGGACATACGGCGGGATATACAGCCACCTTGCAGCACCCTCCATCCTTACAGTCTCATCAGGTAGCACAGACGACGCGGCAGCAGGTACTGGTGCGCGGACAGTGTTTATCGAGGGGATCAGCGGCACTGGGGCCGAGGTGTCGGAATCAGTCACGCTCAACGGACAGACTGCGGTCAGTACAACGCATGCCTACACAGAGATTAACTTTGTGACGGTGACAAGCGCTGGAAGTGGTGGCGCGAATGCCGGGGCGATCTACGTTGGGTATGGGACAGTCACACTGGGTGTGCCTGCGCAGGTATACGGACACATTCTCGCGGGTTACAACCGCAGCCTGACTGGGCATTATCAGGTGCCTTCGGGCCATACAGGGTTTATCGTGCGAGGCAGCATCTCGTCGGGCACGGAGAACAACAGCGGATACGTGTTGGGTAAACTCGTGTTGCGAGATCCGGTTTCGAATCTTAACCTTGTGTCGGCAGCGGTGACGTTTAGTACAAGCAAAGTCGACTTTGAGTTTCCGTACGCCATAAAGGTACCGGCAGGGGCGTGTGTGACTGCACGGGCCTTGACAAACAAAAACGACGATCAGGTATCGAGCTATTTTCAGATCGTGCTGATCGAAGGGGCACCACAACCCGGCCCCGGTACACCGAGGATTTAACATGGCACTTGGACTTGCGATCATACCCGTTGCCAGTGCGACGGACCTTGAGAACGAGGCTCGCAAACGCAACGACGAGATGCAGGCGCAGCCTGTCATTCAGGGCCTCGCGTCATACGTCAAGCAACGATGGGAAAGCGCAAGGATTGCCAAACGGCAGTTGGAAGAGCGCATGCTTAAATGCTTGCGTCAGCGCAATGGTGAGTACGACCCCGACAAGCTCGCTGAGATCAAGGAGCAGGGTGGGTCTGAGATCTTTATCCAGCTAAGTTCGGTCAAGTGTCGGGCAGCGACAAGCTGGCTGCGAGACACGCTGTTGGGTACGGGTGCAGATAAACCATGGGGGCTTGATGCGACACCCGAGCCCACGCTGCCGCCGGAGATTATGGCGGGTTTGCAGCAGCAGTTGACACAGCAGTTGATGACGCACATGGAGCAAGGCGGTGTGCCACCGACCGAGGAGCAGCTTCGTGAGATCGCGTCACAGATGAAAGACGTGGCCATGCGGCAGGCGCAGGAAGAAGCCAACCGCCGTGTTGACCGCATGGAACGCAAGATGGAGGACCAGCTTGTCGAGGGTGGGTGGTTGAAAGCACTCAATGAGTTCCTCGATGACATCGTCACGTTTCCCTACGCGGTGATCAAAGGTCCGATCAAGCGCAAACGCAAGACACTGGAGTGGCAGAACGGACAGCTCGTCCCTACCGAAAAGATTCGCAATGAGTGGGAGCGTGTCGATCCGTTCTACCTGTACTGGGCTCCGTGGGCGTGGGAACTGAACGACGGCTATGTGATCGAGCGGCATCGTCTGACCGCTGATGAGTTGCAGGCTCTCATCGGTGTGCCGGGTTACAACGACGATGCTATTCGTACGGTACTCAATGACTTCTCGTCGATGGGTATGAAGCAGTGGCTGTGGACTGACGCATCCAAAGCACAGGCTGAGGGCAAGTATGTCACCGAGGCGATCATCAGCGACGACTTGATCGATGCGCTTCAGATGTGGGACTCGGTCAAGGGCAGCTTGCTGTTGGAGTGGGGCCTGACTGAGAAAGAGATTCCTGACCCTGCACTGAGCTATCCGTGTGAGGTGTGGCTGATCGGCACGCAGGTCATTCGCGCGGTTCTGAACTATGACCCGCTCGGGCGCAAGCCGTACTACCTCACGTCGTACGAGAACCTGCCCGGGTCGGTTGAGGGCAAGGGCGTGACGGATCTCTGTCGTGACTCACAGGCGATGGTGAACGCATCGGCGCGTGCTCTTGCGAACAACATGGGCATCTCGTCAGGTCCACAGGTGGGTGTGAACATCAGCCGCTTGCCTCCGGGCGAGGATCTCACGGATATGCACCCGTGGAAGATCTGGCAGTTCCAGAGCAGTGAGATCAACGACGGCTCACAGCCGCTTCAGTTCTTCAGCCCACAGAGCAACGCCAACGAGTTGATGGGTGTGTTCGAGAAGTTCTCGGCGCGTGCTGATGAGGACACGATGATCCCGCGTTACATGACAGGTGAGACGACTCCCGGCGCAGGCCGTACGTCCTCGGGTCTGTCGATGCTCATCAGCAATGCTGGTAAAGGGATCAAACAGGTCATCACCAACATCGACCACAACGTCATCATCCCAGCGATTGAACGCCTCTACCAAGACAACTTGCGCTATAGCGATGACCCGGATCTGATCGGCGATGTCGACATCGTGGCCAAGGGCGCGACGAGTCTGGTTGTGAAAGAAGCCGAGGCGATTCGCAAGAACGAGTTCTTGCAGTTGATTCTGAACAGCCCTGTGGCTCAGCAGATCGTTGGGCTGCCCGGAACGGCCGAGCTTCTGCGTGACTCGGCTCGCAACCTGAGTGGCAACGTCGATCGTATCGTGCCGGAGCGCTCGCAACTGAACGTCATACAACAACAGCAGCAGATCATCACTCAGCTACAGCAGCAACTTACCATGCTCATGGGTGAGATGCAGCAACCCGGCGCTGCGCCACAGCAAGGACCGATGCGTCCGAAGAACATGCTCCCCGATGGTTCGCAGGTAGGCGGGCGTGAATCGAACTTTGTCTCAGCAAGACCAAACGGAGTCTGATATGAAAGGCATCACGGCAACTGCCACGTTTGAGGGCTTCGTTGCGATGGCGCAGCACGCCATTACGAATGCTCAGCAACAGCACTGGAGAACTCGTAGCTTTGCTCAACACCAAGCCCTCAGTGAGTTCTATGAGAACTTCGCAGATAAGCTTGACGAGCTTGTGGAGTGCTATCAAGGGCGTGAGGGGTTGATCCTTATCCCCGAGATGTCGTTTCACAAAGAAGCCGATCCTGTCGTCATGATTAAGACGATGCGGCGCTTTCTGGACGAAAACCGCGAAATCATCACAAGCTATAAAGAGATTCAGAATCAGTTCGACGAGCTGATTGCGATCATGAACAAAGCTTTGTACAAACTTCAATTTCTAGCTTGACGCCATTTGGGCGTCAGTGCTATAAACAGGTATATGAGTCATTTTATTGGGTCCAAACCTGAACGGAAGCACATGCAAGCGCTTATGCGCTGCAAGCTGCCGGAGAACGAGGCGTTGTTGGATTTGTTTCGCACTGTTTTGTTCGAGATCAAATCGCGATTGATCGAGGCAGAACAACCAGCACGTATCGCTCAGCTTCAGGGGCAGGCTAAATTGATTCTTGATTTCCTCGACGCGATTGAAAAATCGCCCGAGATCTTAACGCGGCTCAAGTAGCCGCATCCGTAGCAAACCATTATGTTGACAGCAGACCGGACAGCCGGAGCTTGAAAACAGAGTTGGAGCGAAAGGAAAACGTATGGCTCTCCCGAAACAGGTCGAAGAACAACTGAAGCAACTCGAAGAGATTGAGAAGCAGCTTGAGGCTGCGAAGACCCCGAAAGATCAACCTCCGCAAGAGGCATCTGAGGGCGATACGCAGGCGCAAGCAGAGCAGGATACTCAGACGGTCGCTGAAGCCCCGCCTGTTGAAGCGAAGCCAGATACATCAGCAGAACCGGCTGTACCAGAGGATACGTGGCAGCAGAAGTACAAGACCCTCAAGGGTATGTACGATGCAGAAGTTCCCCGTCTCCATGCTCAGGTGAAAGAACTCACAGCGCAAATGAATCGTCTTCAGAGCGCGGTTGAGAAGCCTACGCCGAAAGAGCCTGATAAGCCGACCAAGCTGGTAACGGATGCTGATGTTCAGACATTCGGTGAGGATTTGATTGAGGTACAACGCAAGGTTGCACGCGAAGTAGCGATGGAGTTCCGCTCTGAGATCGATGCCCTGAAAGCCGACAATGACAAGCTGCGCGAGCAGCTCCAGTCAACGGGCTCGAAGGTGGTCGAAGCCTCGTTCGAGCAGAAATTGCACCGTTTGGTGCCGGATTTCGATGCGGTCAACGTCGATCCCAAGTGGGTCGAGTGGCTCAACGAGTACGATCCGATTCTGCGCGGGCCTCGGAAACTTGTCGCACAGGATGCGTTCAACCGTGGCGATGCTGATGCGGTAGCAGACTATGTGGTCATGTTCAAAAAGAGCATTGCACCCGTAGAGCCGCCGAAATCCAAAGCTGAAGAACTGAGCAAACAGGTCCAACCTCGTCGAACGGGTTCTGGTACTGGCCAGCCTGCTCCGCAGGGCAAGACGTACTCAAGTCGTGATATTGAGCGTCTGTTCAAGCAAGCGGCTGATTTCGGGGCCAAGGGCAAGTTGGACGAGGCACGTAAACTTGAAGCTGAGATCGATGCAGCGTATATGGACGGCCGGGTTACCGCCTGATATGATTGCTGCATCAAAATTCACCAACCTGTTTTATCTAGGAGTCTAAAATGGCTGCCGTTTATCCGGTACAAGCGCCTTTCGATACGAGTACCTCGTATTCAGGCGCGTTTATCCCGACCCTGTGGTCGGGCAAGCTGCTCGCCAAGTTCTACCAGAACACTATGTTGTCTGAAATCGCCAACACGGATTAACCTCATGGTCCGTGTAAAACTCGGTGAATTGCGGGAAGGCTGAAACGTCAATCCGCAGCCAAGCCCCGAAAGGGGAAGGTTCAGAGACTAGGAATTTAGGTGTGATCTCCGGGCTTGATGCCCTGAATGGAGGTAGAGATGGAGGCAGTAAATCGAGGTGCCCTTGTTGGTATGTTGTTAGGTGATGGCTATGTCAACACCACCAATGGCAAGCACGAGTTATCCGTACTGCATAGCATCGCGCAGAAGGACTATTGTGAACACAAAGCTGCTAGGGTCAAGCAGATTTTAGGCGGCAAGTTCAACGTACGAGAGTACGCAAATGGTCCGGGTGGGCGTTACCGCGCTGTCAAGTTCGTGTCCAGTCATCCGTACTGGGCAAATTTGAAATCGTGGGTTTACCCAAATGGTCGCAAGACCTATACGCGGCGATTGCTTGAGATGCTAACCCCCGAAGGGATAGCGTTTTGGTACATGGATGACGGTAGTGCTCGTCGCAACACCAACAAAGATGGGTGGGTCACTTCGGTTGCTACTGACATAGCTACTATGTGTAGTGAGTCTGAGTGCTTGACCATTCGTGACTACTTCTTAGAAGTGCATCAGATCGAATGGAATATACGCTGTAAAAAGGGTTCGCCCTCTGACAAGGCGTTTTACATTCAGTGCAATACGGCTCAATCGCGCAGGTTCGCCGAACTTGTTCGCCCCTACATCATTCCGTCCATGCTGTATAAGCTGGTCCATGTAGCAAACCTAGATTCCCACGAGTGCCGAGCACCTGTTGGAGCTTGTGACACTTGCGGTGCTACGATATACGAACACCGACGCACTGGGCTTTGCTCAGCGTGTTACAGTAAGCGGTACTACCGCACTGTTCGTAGATTTGTAGAGGGCCGCAAACCACGAGTTGCAGGTGATGAGATAGTCCGACCTAACGCGAATAACGAAGCGTTAGAAGTGGTGGATAAAGAGCCGCCACGATAACAGCCCCGTATGAGGGCGAATTGAAGAACCAAGGCGACACCATCCGCATCCGTCTCGCCCCGACGATCAGCATTTCTGATTACACGGCTGGTATGAACCTGAACTACGAGGTTCCGACCCCGATTTATCAGGACATGCAAGTCAACAAGGGCAAGTATTTCGGTGTTCAGGTCAACGATGTTCTGGCGTATCAGTCGGACATGAACCTCATGAACATGTTCACCGAGGACGCGGCCAAGCAGTTGAAGATCCAGATCGAGAACGAGGTCTTCTTCAACTCCTTCGTCACCGAAGGCCCGGATGCTGCGAACAAGGGTGCGTCGGCTGGTGCGATCTCCGCTGCCTATAACCTCGGTACGGACACCACTCCGATCGATCAGGCAACGCCCGAGAACGTCCTGAAGGCAATCCTGCGTATGTCGACGGTTCTGGACGAGCAGAACGTGCCGGAAGACGGCCGTTGGCTGGTTCTGAGCCCGTTTGACCGCCATCTCCTGATGCAGTCGAACCTTGCGCAAGCCTACTTCACCGGTGACTCGTCTAGCACGATCCGTACTGGCAAGATCGGTATGATCGACCGCTTCACGGTCTACGTGTCGAACCTGCTCCCGCGTGGCGCTGCTGGTAAGGCGTTGGTGGCTGGTTTGTCTGACACCGCGACGGGTGCGGCGGTTGCGAGCGCTAAGGCACGTCGTGTGATGATGGCCGGTACCAAGGCTGCGGTTTCGTTTGCGATGACCGTAAACAAGACTGAGCCCCTGCGTAACCAGACCGACTTCGGCGATATCGTCCGGGGTCTGGCGGTGTATGGTCGCAAGACTGTCAAGCCGCAGGCTCTGGTTCTGGCTCAAGTTGGTTCGGCGACCTGATCGTGATCACGGGGGCTTCGGCCCCCGGCTTATCTAGGAGATTGATATGCCTAATGTGACTTCGTACGGCCGCGTAGTTGGCGGCGTTACCACTGGCCTCACGGCTGGTACCACCCAGACGGCTGCTGGCGCTACGGCTCTGACCGGCGCGATCAACACCGTCACCGTTGTTGGCACTGACAACGACGGCGTCATTCTGCCCTCGGGCCGTGGTCAAGGTGATCGTGTAACGGTCGCCAACCTCGACGCGGGTCAGGACATCAAGTTGTACCCCAACACGGGCGGCACGATCAATGGCGCAGCGGCTAACACCCCGCTCGTCGTCGGTCAGCAGCAAGTGGTGGATTGTGTTCAAATCGGTACCGATGGTCTGACTTGGATCGCCATTCTTGGCGCTGTCGCAACGCCTGCGTAATAGGCGAGTGGAGGGGGTAACACCCCTCCACTTTATTCGGAGCACTTCATGACTCTTGACGATATTCTGGCCCACACCAAAGGCGAGATCCTCGCCAACAAAGCAACCGCCATCATCGATGGGGTGTACACCGTTCTAGCTGTTGTCGAAGGCTCGGAATGGGTATTGACGGAAGCAGGACGCGCTGCGGAAGCCGAACTTTCGAACGTGTTGGCACAGAAGCCTCGCAAAACCAAAAGCATGCTGGTAGAATCACAAGTGGCTGTGTCTGAGCCCGCACTGGGGCTCCAACCCCAAGGGACGCCATGAAAGCTCTGAGCGCATTCTTTCCGCGTATCCTGCCGTACCTACCGGGCTGCTCGGAGCCGCTTGCTGAGCAAGCGTTGCGGAATGCCGCTATAGAGTTCTGTGAAGCTGCACAGGTTCTCCGACAGGACCTCGACCCGTTCAACACGGTCGCGAACGTCTTTCAATACGACCTAGACCCCCCGACGAACCAGCACGACATCTGCCGTGTGTTCAGTGTCATCCTCGATGACATCTACTCGTTGCAGGGGGTCCCAGTCGAGGCCGTTCGTACTGTTCCTCAGACCAATTCCCTTCCCCGTGGGTTCTATACTGACCGCACGGACTCGCTGCTTACGCTCAGGCTGACGCCCACGCCTGACAAAGCCTATGCAGCCGTTGTCAACGTCGCTCTGCGGCCGAAAATCACGGCAACGACGCTTGACGACGACCTTTACAATATCTGGATTGATCCGCTGGTGGCGATGACCATCTCCAAGCTGGCGCTTATTCCGGGTCAACCATTCACCAATCCCGGCCTTGCACGTTACATGGAAGAGGCCGCAGCCCGTCAGACAGTGAGTTCTCGCATCGAAGGCAACTATGGCCTTCTGCGTGGCTCCATGCGCGTGCGTACGCGCCCCTTCGCGTGAGGTAACCCATGGCTCTTACTGCTCAGTCCATCATTCGTCGTGCGGTTGAGACGCTGCAAGACACCACGTCGGTTCGTTGGCCGGTAAACGAGCTGGTTCGGTACCTCAACGACGGTCAGCGAGAGGTTGTTCTCTATCGTCCTGACTCGATGGTCACCAACTCCACCATCACGTGTGTGGCGGGTACCAAGCAATCGCTTCCGGCTAACGGCGCGAAGCTGATCGAGGTCATTCGAAACGCTGCGGCTACGAGTGACAAGAAGGCCGTACGGATGATCAACCGAGAGATTCTCGATGCTCAGACCTCTGGCTGGCACAACATCACTGGGTCGGTGAACATCCTGCACTTCATGTACGACCCGCGTGACCCGAAGGTCTTCTACGTTTATCCGCCTGCTACGACTTTAGCGCAGTTGGATATCGTCTACTCGGCCTACCCCACCGACATCACTGAGCCTGCTGATGGCGCGCTCTATACGGCTGTCTCGGGCAACATCAGTCTGCCGGATATCTACGGCAACGTGCTGCTTGACTACATTCTGTATCGGGCGTACACCAAGGACAGTGCTTACGCTGGCAACGCGGCTCGTGCGCAGGCTCACTATGCTGCCTTTGCCAACGCGCTGGGTATTGAGATCCGCGCCACCGTTTCCGTCGCACCCAACCCGGTTGATAATCCCAACCGTGGCACGATGACACAAGCCGCGTAAGGACATGAGCAATGGCCGAAAAGATCAGGCTTGTACAGGGTGATACAGGACCGCAGGTTCGTCTTACCTTCACCGATGAGACCTCTGGTGACCCGACGGATCTGACGGGCGCTACGGGCACGCTGTACGTTCGGCTGGTGGGCAGTACGACGGTTGTCATCACTCGTGCGTTGTACATCAACCCAGCTACGGCCGTTGACGGTGTGGCGTATATCGTCTGGGGCGCTGGTGACCTTGACCAGCCGCCGGGTGACTACGAGGGTGAGGTTGAGATCATCCTTGGTACCGGCGAGAAGATCACGATCTTCGATCTGTTGAAGTTCAGGATCCGCGCGGACTTCACATGAACCTTGATGTTGTCTGGAAGAAGCTTGTAATCGATGCCGACAATGGGTCCATCGAGCTTGTTGCTTCGCCTGAATACGTCACGCTGGCTACCGAGGTAGGTCTCTTCATCTGGTTCATCTACAAGGAAGACACCGCCACGCTCAGTGACGGCACGGCGTTCTCGTTCGGCAAGCTTCTGACAGACACACCGTTCGTATCAGACGCACAGGCTCGTGCGTTCGGCAAGTACGCTGCTGACACCCTGACCGCGATGGATGCGCGGACATTTGCGTTTGGTAAAGGCCTGTTCGACACCGCCGCTGCGACGGATGCACTGGCTAAGTCGATGGGCAAGTTATTGCCCGGAGAGACGGCTACAGCGCTGGATTCACCAGCCAAGACGTTCGGTAAGTTCTTGACGTCCACTGCAACGGTTACAGACGATC